GTGTGCTCGTCCAGCATCTGCCGACAGATTGCCGAGCGATTCGAGCTGAGAATTGGCGACAACTACTACCTGCATGTTACGAAGAACCTGGCACACACGGCTGACATCGTGAACGTCGAGGTGAAGCAGGTGCGGACCCGAGAGGAGTATGCCGTCATTGTGGCACAGCGCGAGGCAGCCGTGAAGAGCGGCATCACGCCCGACATCGACGAGACCGACGATCCTATGGAAGAGGCCCCTACCCCATCCACCGACACCAACGACATGCCGCTGATAGAGTTTGCGGACATCGACGATAACCATACAGGCGACGGGCAGACCCCGACCACGGGTGAGAGTGGCGGCAGTTCTGCCCCCACGCCTGAACCCAAGCAGAAGGCCAAGGCTGGCAACATGAAACCTGCCAGCCTGAAACCTGAAACCACCGGCATCCCCCTCTCTGGCCGCAAGCCGCAGGATATCCTCCAGCAGCTCATCGACCGGGGCCACCTGCAGGAGCGCGACATCGCCGCCTTCCTCTTCCAGAAAGGCTGGGAACTGCACGAGCCGGTCGTGGTCACCAAGCACAAGAAATTCTCACTGTAATATATAAATGTAATGGCAAGACACAAGCAAAGAAGATACGCAGAGATGAAGCCCGCCGTGAAGATGAATGGCGGCTACAGCCGACGCCAGCGCACCGACATACTGACCGCACAGGGCGAGATAACCGAGGCGCTGGGCTACGACAACTACCACGTGGAGCTGGACAACGGCGTCACCATCCTCGCCACCATCAGCGGCAAGATGCGACAGAACCACATCCGCGTCATGGTGGGCGACCGCGTGGAGCTGGAACTCTCCGTCTACGACCTCACCAAGGGCCGCATCACAAGACGATTTCAAGTTAAGCAGCAATGATTATAGAATTAAACAAACGATTAAGGTATTATGACGAAAAGACTTCACGGAGGCAGGACAACGGAGCAGTACGTGCTCGACCTGCACAGCAACGGATGGCAAGTGGCGAACATTGCAAGCATCGCAGGGGTAAGCGCCCAGACGGTGCGAGAAATCCTGAAGAGAAAAAACATCATCATGGACTGAAAGACAAGGCAGCGAGATGATTGACCCCGACGAGCAGAAGACCATCAGGTTCAGCGCCGACGACGTGCCCGAGCTGCCGGAGATAGACCGGCAGCGGCGCGAGGCCGACAGGCAGCGCAGGCGGCAGCAGGCGATGGAGAACCTGCGGTGGCTGGAGCGGAACATGGGTTTCCAGCCGTTCGGCGGGGAGTGGTGAAGGGATTTAAAAGTGAAAAGTGAAAAGTTATGGCAAAGAAGACAGAGAAGAAGACGCAGGAGCGGACGCTGGAGGTGTCGGCTCAGAGGATGCAGGAAATCATGGAGCGGGTGGCGCCGGTGCTGGACGGACTGAAGACGACGACGCTGGAGGACATCTTCGCCGGGCAGGAAATCATGCTGAACGGACTGCGCCATCTGGTGAAGGACAACCCGAAGGCGGACCGCGTGGCACTCATCGGCACCATCATGCAGCAGCTGCACATGAAGGCCCTGCGCGAACTGCAGCCCACTCCGATGGCTCCCGTCGGCGAGGCGTGAGAGAGACTGGAATATATAGTATTAACAAATTAAAAAGCTACAACATTATGGAGCAACTGACAAGAGAACAGGCGATAGCCTTTGCCGAGAACAAGGGCTATGAGGGATGGACGGCGAGACAGATAGCCGAGTTCCAAGTACAGCAAGACAGGCTGTGCATGCCGGTGGATGTGTTCCACAAGGCCATCAACGAGGCACTTGGCAGACCTGTATGGACACATGAGTTTGCCAACCGCGAAGCCTTGGAGAGGGAACTGATGGGCGACCGTCCGGCCCCGACCATGCAGGAAATCATCGAAATGATACCGGCAGAGAAAAGAATTATTATAGGATTATAAAAAGCTACAACATTATGGCATGTAATTGCGTAAACGAGTGGAGCCAGCTGCTCAAGGAGAAGCTGAACCACACAGCGACAGTCAACCACGACATGATTTCCGGTCGTGTAGTAATCAACGGCATCTACCACAAGCTGAAGAAGGACGGCTCCTACAACCCCAACAAGTGGGAAGAGGTGAACCTGTGGCCGAAGTACTGCCCGTTCTGCGGCAAGCCCTACGACGAGAAGGAAGTGGAAGAAAAACCGGAGGAAAAAGTATGAACCAGACATACCGACAGATGAACGCCGAGATAGGCCGGGGCATCGGCAAGGAGGCGCAGATGCAGGCGCTCATAGCGGCGCAGAGGAACAACAGGCGGACGGTGATCGACCCCGACCGCATCGACACGGAGAGGGTGATGGAGCTGACGCGCAGGCTGACGGAGGACACCGACCTGGGCATGATAGTGCGCCCGCTGCCCTACGCCGACATCGAGGGCGACACGGAGGCGACGCTGAACGTGGTGATGCAGGCGCTGGGGCTCTACACCTTCCCGACGGTGGAGCTGACCGACTGGCTGCGGCGGGAGATTGACGACGACCCGGAGCTGGAGCCGCACTCGGCCATCGAGATCTGCGCCGGCACGGGCTGGATAGGCCGCACGCTGGGCATACCGACGACCGACGCGCAGTGGCAGAAGTGCGACGACATCCACGAGCTGTACCTGCGGCAGGGGGCGATACCCATCAACTACCCCGCCGACATCGAGCCGCTGGAGGCCAGGGAGGCCATCCGCAAGTACGAGCCGGAGCTGGTCATCGCCTCCTACTGCACCCACCTTTACGGCACGGGCGGCTCGAAGCAGGGCAGCTCGCTGGGCGTGGACACCCGCTGGGTGCGCTCGCACTGCCGCCGCTTCTACCACATCGGCAACGACGCCATCCACAGCCGCGACCCGCTGATGCGGATGCCACACAAGCGCCTCTCGTTCGACTGGCTCGTCACCCGTGGCGACTCGTCGAAGGCCAGGATATACGTGTGGGAGAATAAAATGTATTAACAATAAAAATGAATAGCACTATGAGAGAACAATCGAATCTGGACAGCCGCGAGGCGCAGGAGGTGCGCCAGCGGTCGGAGTTCATCAAGAAAGTGAACGACTTTGCGCACTTCATGCAGAAGGAGTACATCGACGAGTGCGACGGCGACATCGGACTGCTGATCTGCGCTCTCGACAAGACCATCGGCGATGGCAAGGCGGGCGCGGCCCACATCGTGCTCGGCGGAAAGGCAACGGTTACCACCGGGCTGGTCTCGATGATGCAGCAAGAGAATATGCGCGACGTGTTCCATGTGGCACGGACGGTGGCCGGCGAATGTGAAAGTGAGCGTCAGGACATCGGCGGACTGCGCCGCCGCCTGCGCCTCGGTTACTGGATGGCTGGGCTTTGCGCCCTGTGGACGGCGTTCCTCGTCTTCCTGCAGGTGTGGGGCATCGCCAACTGGATAACCACCGTGCCGAACCTGCTGCTGATGGGCTTCATCGGCTACCAGTTGTGGATGACCATCCGCGACCAGCGCCGCCGTCTGAAGCGCATCGAGCGCGAGGAGATGCAGGAGCGACGCGAACGGCTGGACCACGCCATGGGCATGTTCACCGCTATACTGAAGGACATGGCAGGGCGCATGAACGGCGACGATGACGACGAGTAATAAATAAAAGGAATAAGAACTATGGCAACAAAAGCATTTATCAACAACGAGGTGCAGAAGCGCATGAAGGCGGAAATGGATCGGACGGGCTTCAAGGCGTTTGAGATGGGTTATGCAAACGGCTATGTGGCTGTCAGTCCCGACCATCCGCTGCACGGGCTGAATTACGACAAGGTGTACGACGTGCAGGACGTCAGCGTGTGGGGCGGTCTGACGTTCTCGGAGAAGAAGGCCGACTGCCAGTGGGACGGCTCGTGTGTCGAGGTGATTGGCGGCGGTTCGTTCGACGACATCCCCGGCGACTGGTGGGTGTTCGGCTTCGACACCATGCACTACAACGACGGCCCGGAGCACGACCGCGAGTGGTGCATCAGAGAGACGCGCCAGTTACAACTCCAGTTGGACGCAATCAAAAGTAAGGAGGGCTGACGCATGACCAGAGAAGAAGCCATCGGGCACTGGATGCCCATCGTGAGCGCGGTGTTCACCGCAGAGCACAACATCCTGGGCGAGTGGGATGCGAAGCTGAAAGCCGCCAAGGGTTCGCCGCAGGTGGAGGAAACCTGCAGGGCATACGTCCGCGCCGTGGCTGCGGAAATCGTGGACCACGGCGACATCGAGTTCGACGAGGAGTAACAATGAAGAATAAAAAAAAGAAAGAGATCATGAAGACAGAACAACATTTCCCGATTTGCATGGACGAAGAGTTCTGGGCCAGCAGTCAGTTTTCGGTAGCCCGCCACTACGGGCGTGTCAGGATCAACGGACATGAGTACATCATCGTGAACAAGGAGGGCAAGGACATCTTCGAGTGCTCCATCGAGGCGGAACGGGCCGGACGCGAGAAGGCCATCGAGCCGGGCGAGCCTGCCGACCTGGTACGCAGCGACTTCGTGAAGCACTACCGCCGGCTGGGGCGAGACCGCTTCATCGACGTGCTGAAGCAGAACCAGCAGGCCTCCGACAAGGAACTGGAGAATATTTACAAGGGGATGAAATGACAGATAAAAAGGAAAGAGATTATGCAAGACCCAATGTATGACAGACTCCGGGACGTGCTCGGAGCAAATGCCGAAGAAGGCATCGACGAGAGATTCAAGAAACTGGTTGGCAATCCTACGGAGCCCGACTTCGAGGAGCTGATGGAGCGTGAGCATCTGCGCGAAAAGTTGGAGCCGAAGTACGTCATCGTGAAGAACGGACCGCTCTACGAGTTCCGTGCCCGATACGTTGACATGCACCGCACGCTGCTCTCGGAGCGTGAGATACGCGACAGGCTGTGCGACGGCGGCGGCTTCTGGGGCGTGGACGGCGAGAAGCGGCTGGTGACGCTCTACGACAGCAGTTCGGACTTCGGATTCCCCAAGCACATCGAGGACGCCATCCGCCAGGACGGTCACCACCTGCTGGAGATACTCGGCAAGGTGTGCGACAAGAGCGGCGAGCAGCACGACCTGACAGGCTACAAGATTTCGTATATGTACCGTGATGGTCGGCACTACGTTGACTACCTGAGCGCCGAGGAGGTGGAGAAGCTGCGGCAGGTGGCAGAACGCAATGCCGACATCGGAGCGAACGCCAGCCCCGAAACGGTTGGGGCGATTGGCCGGCTGAGCCGTGAGGACTACGAGCGGTTCGGTCGCTGCACCAACTACACGCCGCCCAGCCCCGTCAACAAGAAGAAGCGCAAGGCAAAGGCCAAGGCGCAGAAGCAGTCAAGGAAGAAGAATCGTAAACACTGAACAACATTCCACGCCGCAAGGCACAGTTTATTAACAACATTAAAATTTCAACGATTATGGCAAAATTCATTATTGAAATCAGTGACGAACAAATCCGTGAGATGGCAAACCCCGACAAGGCGAAGGAGCAGATAGGGGGTGAGGACAAGATGAACCCGATGATGGTGCTCTTCAACATGATAGGAGCATCGGTCGTAGAGCGCGAGCTGGACAAGGGTGTCAACGAGTTCCACATCTCACGTGAGAAGATGAAGGACAAACAGCCCATCGAGTTCTTCGACCGCAACGTCGGCGACATCTGCAACCTCGCCATGTTCGCCCTCAAGGACGAGAAGGAAGAGAAGAAGGACGAGTAACTTGTCAAGAAACCGGAGCCCCGCCGCGACGACCCCCGGAAACGGCCCTGGGAGACCGACCGAGGGTCGATGGGGGAAACCGACCGAGGGTCGGACAGCCAAGCCGACCGAGGGTCGGTCCCGGGAACCCTCCGGGGGCGCATCGGGCGAAGGCGTCGGAATGTAAAGAAAACAGACTATCAACAGAAGGCTGCCGAAAGTCACGGGGCAGTCAGTAACAATCAAAACGGTCGCCACCGTGACGGCGGCCAATAGGAGACTCACAGAAATGATAGAGTACAAAGGGCAGATTAACCTGCCCAACCCGAATTTCGGTACGACCGAAAAAACCATCACGGCCAACGAGGACGTGCGCACCTGCGACGTGAAGGCGCTGGCCAAGGAGATTGCCCACCAGAACCACGACATCATCACCGAAGGCATTGCCGAGATGGTGCTCAACTCGTTCTGCAAGGCTGCCGTCGAGAAGATCAGCGAGGGCTTCGCCATCCAGCTGATGAACGGCCAGGACGTGGCCATGCGCATCTTCCCCGACGCTCACCTGGCCACCAAGACTGGCAACATCAACCTGAAGCGTGCCAAGGAACTGATGCCAGGTGTGGTGACCGACGAGGAGACGATGGTGGCCCACGCCGGCGAGCTCATCGACAAGGTGGGCGTCCGCGTCACCGTCCGCGCCGTCGTGCAGCAGAAGTTCACCGAGCTGCTGGAGAAGGAGGGCTACCAGCTGAAGCGCACCGACATCGTGACCGCCACAGCCGCCCAGCAGAACCAGCAGCAGCAGGACGACTCCGGCACCGGCGACGAGACGCCCCAGGGCGGCGGTGGCGACAACGGGGACAATGAGTGAGCAAGCCGAGCGCAGTGCCATGCTCGCATGAACCGAAGGAGCAGCGAGAGCCGAATGATGCTCGCATCAATTTGGCCGAGTCGCGACTGAGGAAGGCGATAGCCAACACTGCCGAGGCGCCGCCACTCTTCGACCGAAAGGTCAACGAGTAGTTTCCCCACCCTCTGAGCAACCGGGGAACGGGCGGCGGACATGCCGCCGGCCGCTCCCTTCAAGAAAGAAAGTGAAACGAATAAAAAGGAAAGAGATATGACAGTACAACAATTAAAGGAAACGTGCCGAGTGAAAGGCATCAGTTTTATCCCACATCACGAATGCGGAGTGTGCAGACAACCTACAGGATGGTATCTGTTTGAACGCTGGCCGCCCTACGAGGTCGCCTACTCATCGGATTGCGGATGTGGCGACAGCGGAGCGCGCCGCAGTTCGTGGCAGGAAATCATCTACTGGGTATGCGACAAGGACGGGGTGCTGCGTCCCGAATACGATTATCTGCAGCCCGTCGCCGCAGAGCACAAGCCGTCGGCCATCGAGCGCATCAAGGCCGAGCTGCTGGCAAGGAAGGAAAAGTACACCAAGCGCGGCGACGAGTCGGATGCCAATCACGACGGCAAGGGTATGTTCTGGGGCGGTGTCCTGTCGGCATTCAACGAGGCACTGACGGTAGTTGAACAAATAGAAAGGGAGGACTGACCTATGAAGAAGACAGAAAAGGCAGTAATGTATATCATCCTGACGCTGGCGTTTGCCGTCGGCTCGTTCATCGGCCACGGCATCGGCTGGGCGGTGTTCGACCGCCACGAGACCAGCCACGTCTGCCAGTGCGAGACGTGCAAGACCATCCGCCAGCTGGAAGCCGTCGAGGTGGTGGACTCCATCATCCACGACCGCATAGTCATCAACATCAACGGGGAGGAGCAGTAACATGAACGAACAGATTGACATTGTGAACCTGCTGAAGGACAAGTCGGCGCTGCTGAAGTACATCCTCGGCATGATTACGTCGAGCGACAAGTTCGCCGCCAACCTGCCCGAACTGCGGCAGCGCGGATGGTCGGAGCAGGGGATGCTCGACAAGGTGTTGGAGGTGACGGCCATACAGTCGTCGCAGATCAAGCACCTGGCACTGATAGCCCTGCTGCTCGTGCAGTCCAACGACTTCGACACGATGGTGGGCCACCTGATGGTTAAGATGGGACGCGGCGAGGAAGCCCTCAAAGCGATGTTTGAAGCGAAACTGAAAGGAAAGGGGTAGAGCGGTATGATGCAGGAACTGATAGACACCTTGCAAAAGGAAATGGGCGAAGGTGCAGAGATAGTAACCTTTACCGTCGTTCTGAAAAAGAACTACACGGCATATACGGTCACTCCAGACCATTTGTCTAACGATGTTTATGTTGACGAAGTATGAGCCGCAAAAATACACGACATGCAAGGACGCTGGCCCATCGGCGCTATGAGCATCGCAGCCAGCAGAAGCCGGGCCGCATGCCCCGCAAGATGAAGAAGGCCTACTGCCACGGATGGCTCTACCGCCGCGACACCAGGTGGAAGCGCAAGGCCGGCAACTACAGGCGCCGCCTCCTGGTCACCCTGCACAATGCAGAGATAGTCGTCGCCAACGAACAGCACGACCGCCTCGCATCCACGATCGAGATGACCATCAGCGGCAAGGCTGAATAATTTGAAACGGATTTGGATAATTTCTCGGCGACAGCCGATAACAAAACAGAAAGAGAATATGGAGAAATCAAAATCACGGGAGCAGTTCTACAAGGCATACGCCTTCTACCAGTACCCCGATGTCATCCACGTCAAGAAGGACGGCTACCATTCCGATGTGGTCTGCCTGAAGGAGTTCGGCTCGGCCTACATGGAGGTCGTCAACGGCCCGCAGGAGGAGACGGAGATATTCGTCAAGCTGAGCTCGTTTGTCAAGTATGCCACCCGCAAGATAGGCCTGCACATCGACTACCTGAAGGACGAGATGCAGAAGTCCGGCATGGAGCTTGGCGGCGATTACCAGTACGGATTCCACAGCAATCGTATCGAGGCGCTTCATACTGCCATCGGCACGCTCATCTGCCTGCAGTCGGAAATCGAGAAGGAAGGATTGTCAAAACTAAGGGAGGAGTGATTATATGAAGGCAAAGAAACCAAACGAGATTCGTGAGGAGGTTCGCAAGCAGATGGCGGCAAAGTACAAGCAAGAGGTCGAGGACTGGAGAAAGACAGCCAACGAATATCGCTCGAAGTGGGCGAAAGTCTGCAACGAAATGCGAGACCTGCGCGATGAGAACGCCGAGCTGAAAGAGAAACTGGAGGCTCAGAAGGAATGGATAGAGCGGCTGATGGAGTTCGTCAACATGCCCGACGATAAACGGTCGGCAGCAGTCAAGGAATATGTCGTCAACCGTCGTATCACGCAGGAGTTCCGCGACCTCTTCGGCCCATACTTCGACACCCTCAATCGGTTAAACATCCTAAGTTGGTAAAGCGAATGATTATGAACAACAAGATTCAGGTAAAGAAATTCCTTGATGTCGGCGGCCGGGTTGACATGTGGCTCTACACCGACTACTGGGTATTCGAGAAGTACCCACCGCTGCTGTGCGCCAACAGCAGGGAGTCGGCAGAGAAGATGCTCGATATGCTTGACGAGATTCGCCGAAAGCTGTTGTTTAAGTATCAAGTCCCGTTATACAGCGACTTCCATCTTGTTCGTTCTGTAATCTTCAGTTGGAATGGCATCGTGTATGACTTCGGCTTCGACCGGTCGGAATACCGCAGGGCATTGATGTGTATGGACAGAGTACCTAATCATACACTGAACGGCGTTGACACTTCTCCCTATTATCTCATTGCCAAAGAAAAATGTTACAGAGGATAGACATCATGAGTGAAGCAAACCATATATTACCTGCATTGCCCCAGTCCTGGTCGGCCCTGACGTGGCAGCAGCTCTGCGATGTCTGGACGGCGAAGATGCGCTACGGTGGCAACCCGGACGTGGCGGCTGCGGCGGCGCTGCTGGCGCTGACGCTTGGTTCCAAGTTTCAAGTTTCAAGTTTCAAGTTCGACGAGACGACAGGAGAGAGCATCTATCACCTGAAACCTGAAACCTGTCAACCTGAAACCGGCGAAGCCATCTACGTCGTGACCGCAAGGGAACTGGCATGGATGGCGAAGCAGGCCCTGCCCTGGCTGGCGTTCCCCTACGGCGACCAGGGCGACCGCGAGGAGCGCGACGACGAGGGCAAGGTGGTCCGCGAGCGCCGCGAGGGACATCCGGGCTACGTCAACCCCGCCACCGACTGGCGCGACGCCATGGCCCTGCCCCAGGAGACGGTCACGATAGACGGCATCACCTTCGCCCTGCCCCAGGTGGCGATGAACAATCTGACGTGGCACCAGTACCGCGCCCTGCAGGCCATCGTGCCGATGATATTCCAGGAGGGCACGAGCGACGACGACAAGCTCTCGATGCAGGCCCAGTTCCTCGCCTACGCGATGACGCCCGAGGCAGTTTCAAGTTCCGCCGCCGACCCCTTCGCCCCCCGCCACCGCTTCAAGTACGACGCCGACCGCGCCGAGCAGACCGTCGCCTTCTGGCGCGAGCAGCTGGCGCAGGGCAGCCCCCTGTTCCACATCTGCTTCCAGGTGTATCAGACCGCGATGCAGAATTACTATCCCTCGGTCTATCCCCTGCTGTTCGGCGGCTCCTCGTCGAAGAGCGACCCCCTCCACACCGCCCTCAGCGGCGAGGTGGACACGATCAACGCCGTGATGAAGTACCAAGGCTACAACGACCCCCAGCAGGTCTATGACGCCAACCTGCCCATCGTCTTCGGCACCCTGAACACCATGACCAAGGAGGCGAAGGAAATCGAGAAGATGAACCAGAAAATCAAAAGGAAACATTAAAGATAAGGAATTATGATTGATTTATTTGGAATTAAAGCGCGACGGCTTGCCAAGGCACAAGCCGAGAAGCAAAAGTATCAGGAAAGGAAAGAGCGGATTGATGCTTACCTGACGGAATATCGAAAGGAAGAGCAGAAGAAGGCGAGTAAGGAGTACGCCGAACGGCAGAAGCATGCAGACGGTGTTAATTCTCAATGCCCGAAATGCAAGTCAAAGAACGTCATCCATCACATCATCCGCACCAAAGGGGAAATCCACGGAGAAGGTTCGTCCTATTCATCCAGTACGCACTTTCTCATAGGATCCAGTTCGTCGTATGGCAGTCACTCCCGCTTAGACGGAAAGGTTGACACGCTGCCCGTCAACAAGTGTCAGGACTGCGGCAACGAGTGGAACATCGAAAAGGCAGAGTACCCTGAAGCAGAAAACATATTTGGTGGTTGCGACTCGCACTTCCTCTTCAGTGCCATCAATCAGTATCTCAAAATCAAGTATGACCCGTTTGATAAGACCGAGCCGTATAACTCATTGGAAGAAAAGCGTGAAGAGTTCTGCAAGAAAGAGTCTGGATATTATTATGCCGGTAAATACCGAAGTGTACCCAGATTCATGCTGGACTATGCCGTAGCCCGTGGTGGCAGGAGTGAATTTAGTTACGAAGAAGACACTGCAAAGGCTTTCGGCTTCTTGAACGACAACGACGAATACTCTTATATCATGCCCGACAAGATATGGGAAATTGCCAAGAAGATTATCCGATGGGAAGGGAATGAAGAATAAATTTAAAGCTACGAGATTATGGAGAATGACGAAATCAAAATGTTTAAGGAGCAAGAGCGAGCCTCGATGATACGAGGGTATGCCAACGGCTATACAGCCCACTGGATAGACATGCACCCTCACGGTAAGACATACCGAACGCTTGACAATGCCAGCGGACTTGTAGCCCTACCTGAAGAGCAGATAATGCTGTTGCATCGTGACGGACCTGTCGTGATGTTCCTTGAAACCACAGGCGACCTCGATAGAATTGAAAAGGAAATGCGCTTGGTGAGAACGGTAGACTATCCTAATGCGCAGTTACCACCATTAAACAGAAGGAAGAGTGAATGATGATCGACAGACTTATACATGAATACCTCAGTGCGACCGACGACGAGCGTGCCGCCTTCCACGAAAGGGTGGCTCAGTGCGGACTGTCGGCAGCGGAACTCGTCAAGGCCGCCAATACGCTAAGTGAAATTGCAAGGAACATTCAAACAAAATAATATGAAATTACAAACATTGTCACGAGTGGAGTTTGCGTTCAACGTGTTTATCGCAATCGTAATGCTCCCGTTCTGTATTATAAACATTGTCTTGTGGGTTGTAAGATACCCGTTTGACCGCATTGTCGATTTACTTGCATTGCTGCGGCAGCGGGTAGGCAACATACTGCTAAAGAAGTCCGACGAGGTGAAGGACGGTACGATATGCAATCCGATGTGCCTGCGTCAATACACCGCACGGTTTGCACTGAAAGAGTTAAAGAGACAAGCAAATTTGAAATAAAAGATTATGGACTCGAAATTCAAGAAACAGATAGTGGACGGCTCGGAAACGATAGAGCAGCTGGCAAAGAAGATTTGTGGATATAGCCACTTCGCCTACGAGAACGACGACCGCGAACACCCGATACCCATCAAGGCCGTCGAAGAATATCTAAGCGTCGGTGTGATGTTCGCCGACAAGAAACTGAAGCAGCTAAAGCAACTGGCCGATGCGATGTACTCGGCGGCGCAGTACCTTACCACCGACGCCTCGCGACTGCACAAGGCAATGGAAGAGTATCGACAGTTTATCATTCACCTAAACAAATAAAGGTTATGGAAGAAATTATCACAGACTTCGGCGAGGTCAGACTGTCGCTGAAGGAGTACAACGAAATGCGTGACAAGATCCGCAAGTTGGAAGAAGACAACGACGCGCTGGTGGAAGAGCGCGACCAGATTTGCGACGAGAACAAGGTGAGGGTGCGCCGGCAGACCATCGTCGAGACCCGCCTGACGACCAATCCCCGTGCCCTCGGTACGAAGGAAATCATCGAGGATAGGCTGGAGAACTGCGAGGACTTGAAGCAGGAAATCGACGCGAAAATCAAAGAGTGCGAAGAGGGTTGGATAAAGAAAGCCGACGAACTGCAGGAGAATCTCGACCGTGCGGAGAAGTCGCTTGAACAGTGCCAGCGGCAGAAGTTAGACGTCGAACTGGAACTGCAACGCCTGAAGGGACGTAACTGGTGGCAGCGATTGTGGAACATGTAAACTGTAAGGATTATGAAGATACTATCAAGACCAAAAGGAAATGCCGAGGAGTACGGACGCTGGGCGGTGAACGCCTACCTCGGATGCCCAAACCGCTGCAAATACTGCTACCTGCAGTCAGGCCCCGGCGCGAAGAACCTGGGCGGCTCGGTGGCGAAACTGAAGACGCACGTCATCAACGAGGAGCACGCCTACCACCTGGCGATGGCCGAAATCATCGAGAACCGCGAGGCCATCATCCGCGACGGCGGACTGTTCTTCACGTTCACCAGCGACCCGTGCATCAAGGATACGCGCAATCTGAATTTCACTATCGCCCACGACGCCCTGATGATGCGCATACCAGTAACGATGCTCACCAAAGACGCTACATTTCTCAACCTCGACCCGTTCGACGAGGAAATAATCGGCCTTGACAAAGAGGAAGACTGGCGGCGTAGCATTCCGTTCTATCATTCAGGCAGCGGACATCTCAGCTTCATCGACAATCCGCACTTCACAACCGACACGGCCATCATCGCCTTTGGCTTCACGCTTACAGGTCACGATGAACTGGAGCCTAACGCCTCGCCTAATGAGGAGCGTATCAACGCCATGCAACGCCTGAACGAAAGAAACTTCAAGACATGGGCCTCGATTGAGCCGGTCATCGAATTTCGCAGAAGCTACCGCATGATTCAGCAGGCGCTCGACGCAGGCTGCCGGCACTTCAAGATTGGCCTGATGACCAGCCGCACGAAGGTGTGCCGCAAGGGCTTCACGCTGGGCGGACAGGCCTTCGAGCCCTACGACCCCGCCCGCTGCCTGGCCTTCGTGCAGGACGTGATGCAGCTGACCCGCGACCGCGCCACCGTCTACTGGAAGCAGTCGTTCCGCGAGTTCATCGGCGGCACCCCGGCGCACCGCCTCTTTACCGACGACGAGCTACACAATATCTTCGACGACTACCCCAACGCCGTCGGCAAGGACTGGACGATGTTCAATATATAAAGGTAACGACTATGGCAAACCGAGACATCACCTACTGCAACGGAAAAGGCTGCGGACTGCGCGAGCGCTGCCGCCGCTACGTGGACGGCCAGCGGATAATGACGAGCCAACAGGAGGGCCAGTACTACTGGATGGACAATTGCGACGAGGAGCATCGCGACGGATATGTGGAATTAACAACTTAAAACAGATAAACATTATGCAAGCAATCGACAAGAAGACAGGCATACTGATGGAGGTATTGCCATCGAGCAAAAAGAGTGACGAAGGCAGCGATGTAATGGTGAGTCTTCAAGGATTCCGTTACCGCCGCGACGAACTGGAGTTCCCAGAGCAGCCGGTGGAGCCACAGAGACTCTATGCGGTGCTGGAAAACGGACATGAGTTCGACGACCTGGATGCAGGCGAGTCGTCGCCTGTGTTCCTCTCGACCGACCACCGCCGCGCCCGCAGCATCTACAACCGCCTCGTGATACAGGCACGTCAGCAGGGGCTGGAAGGGAAGAAGCAGTACGGCGACGACTACTATGAAGAGGATGACGAGAACAACGAGAACATGTTCTGCTACTACCTCGGCAAGTGGTGCTATACCTACCGCTTCGAGGAGTACCTGATGGACTCAGAGCGTGTAAAAGCAAGAAACGATTTTTGAAACTTTACCAGTGGAATGAGTATAAAAGTGAGACGGTTTAACATTGAGCAGAACGGTGCCGTGATGACTAAGGACGGCGAGTTCCTGCACATCAACGACATTATGCTGTTGTTGAAAGAAGAGCGTGAGTCGGCGGTGAACTGCATGAAGATCCATGAAGAAGCAGAAACGGATTTTTCTCAAAAGCAGCTGTTTGCATACAAGCATCAAGTGGATTTTATCAACAAATTGATTAACAAGATAAGAAAACAGGATTGACTTATGGCAAAGACTATCGAAGAATTATCAGAGGAATATACTGAAATCCAAATGAGCATCATCATTACGGCTGGCGAAGATGATGACAACTCTATTGCCGAGTATATTCAGGAGGCATGTAAGTATGGTGCAAACACCGTGCTTGAAGAAGTGAAGTCGGAAATAAAAAGGGCTTTCCTTGAAGACTACAATGACTTCTCTGATTACGACAGAGACCTTGCACAAGGTGTGCTTGGCTCTATAGATATTTTCATTGAAAGACTAAAATGTAGTTAGACTATGGCAAGAAACGAAGATATCAACCTATTATACATCGACCTGTTCTGTGGGGCGGGCGGCACGTCAACGGGCGTGGAGTATGCCCGGCACGACGGGATGCCGTGCGCCAAGGTGGTGGCCTGCGTGAATCACGACAAGAATGCCATTCTCTCGCATCAGGCCAACCATCCGCACACGCTCCACTTCACCGAGGACATCCGCACGCTGGAACTGTCGCCGATGGTGAGCCACCTGCAGAAGATGAAGGCCGAATACCCCAAGGCCCGCGTGGTGTTATGGGCGAGTTTGGAATGTACGAACTTCAGCAAGGCGAAGGGCGGGCAGCCGCGCGATGCCGACAGCCGGACGCTGGCCGAGCACCTGTTCCGCTACATCGAGGCGCTGCAGCCCGATTACATACAAATAGAGAACGTGGAGGAGTTTATGTGCTGGGGCGAACTGGACGAGCACGGCAAGCCCATCAGCAAGCGCAAGGGGATTGACTACATGCGCTGGGTGATGCACGTCTGCGACTACGGCTACGACTTCGGGTGGCGCATCCTGAACGCTGCCGACTTCGGGGCCTACACCTCGCGCAAGCGGTACTTCGGGCAGTTCGCCAGGAAGGGACTGCCGATAGCCTTCCCACAGCAGACCCACGCCAAAAACGGCGACGAGGGCGGCATGTTCAAGATGTACAAGAAGTGGCGGCCCGTGCGCGAAGTGCTCGACCTCGACGACGACGGCGAGAGCATCTTCACTCGCAAGAAACCGCTGTGCGAGAAGACATTGGAGCGCATCTATGCCGGACTGGTGAAATTCGTGGCTGGCGGTAAGAAGCAGCACGAGCAGTTTATGATGCGATACAACACGGTGAGGGCGCAGGACACGGTGAAGTCGATTGAAGAGCCGTGCGGCGTGGTGACTACGGAGAACCGCTTTGCCAAGGTGAAGTGCCAGTTCCTCTCGAAGCAGTTCAGCGGCGACCCGTCGGGCAAGAACATCGACCTGGAGCAGCCCGCCGGCACCGTAACTTGTAAGGATCATCACGCCTTCGTTACCGCCTATTACGGCAACGGCTTCAACACAAGCATCGACGACCCGGCTCCCACCGTCACCACTAAGGACAGGATTTCGCTGGTGACGACGAAGTTCTTAGACAACCAGTACGGCAAGAGCAAGCCCACGTCCATCGACGCCCCGTCGCCTACCCTTCTGAACAATCCCAAGCAGAAAATCGTGTCGGCGCAGTATCTGATGAACCCGCAGTATCAGAGCGACGGCGGCAGCATCGACAAGCCCTGCTTCACGCTCATTGCCCGCATGGACAAGATGCCGCCCTATCTGATTACCACCAAGGAGGGCGTGGTGGGCATCGCCATCTACGACGACGACAGCCCCTGGACGCGACGGGTCAAGGAGTTCATGGCCGCCTACGGCATCGTGGACATCTGTATGCGTATGCTCAACATCGGCGAACTGAAGCGCATCATGGGCTTCCCGACGGACTACACCCTCATAGGCACCCAGGCCGAGCAGAAGAAGTTCATCGGCAACGCCGTCGAGGTGAACATGAGCCGCGTGCTCTGCGAGGCCCTGAGCGAGCGACTGAGACAGATAGCGTAACAAACAAATAGAAAGGAATAAGCGTATGATACACTTTGGAAAAGAACCGTCGGGCGACCTGCAAATCTGCATCAGCCCCGACGAAGTGGGAGAAATCTTCGACCTGCTGCAGACCGCCGGACTGCTGCAGCGCCGCACGTTCGACGCGCTGGGCACTTACATCAGGAAAGAGTTCGCCGCCGAGCTGGAGCAGTACCGCCGCCGCATGACGGCACAGATACCGAGAAAGGAGGGCGAGGGATGAAAACAAGAGAACAGTTGGAGAAATGCCGACGCCCGTGGCCAGTGGCAGTGGTGGCGGCGATGAAGGAGTATGGTGGCGACGATATGGATTTTGAGCCGACTGTGGTAGAGGACGACTACGGAGTGTACTCCACGGGCTTCTTCCAGTGGAAAGGCAAGGAGATATTCATTACCATCGACGCTGGGCTATGGCACCTGTCGGCATCAACGAACCACACTATTGGTTACTACGAGTTGAAGGAGCTGCGTTACGAGTTCATGCCAAACGCCATGTTCGTGGCACAGATATTCCCTCCACGCGAAGAGTTTGTGAACCTCGACCAGAACTGCTTCCACCTCTGGCAACTTGCACCGGGAGCCTACGCAGACTTTCCTGGTGACTCTGAATAATTTTTAATCAATTTCCCTGCGCAAGCAGGCTTAAAACAAAACAGCAAACAATGGAACAGACAGGAACAATCATCCAAGTCATGCCGCCACAGAGCGGCGTAAGTCAACGGACCGGCAACCAGTGGATGTCACAGGAGTATGTGCTGGAGGTGCCGGGGCAGTACCCCAGGAAGATGGTCTTCCGAATCTTCGGCGAAGACCGCATCAAGCAATTCAATCTTCATCAGGGCGAGCAGAACGTGACGGTGCAGTTCGACATCGACGCCCACGAGTACCAGGGCCGTTGGTTCAACGAGATCAGAGCCTACAACGTCATCCGTCCCTACGTCGGCCAGCCCGCCCCGCAAGCCGCCGCACCGCAGCCCACGTCGCCAGCCCCCTTCCCACCGCCACAGCCCGTATCGCAGGACGGCACGGACGATTTACCATTTTGAACAAGTTCAAGAAATTGCTTGGCGCTCGGCAGTCTGAAAGCGAGCTTTCGACTGCTCTCGCTTAGCGCAACATTTTAACGACAACGGATTACACTAATTAAACGGATTATGGCAAAGAGAGTAATTGTAACACTGACCTATGTGGCAGACGTGGACGACGATTTGGAAACCGACTATATCCACGAACGGCTGGAGGACTATATCGACCAGCGAATCAACATGGATATCTACGACTGGGAGGGTGAGGACTCGTGGCTTGTCCCCCTGCAACTGCAACAGATGCAGACAAGCATCGGTGGCAACACAATGGTAACAGTACAAAAGACGGATTAAACAGAACAACCAATGAAGACAATTTACATTTCTGGCAGCATTACAAACAATGCTACAGGTCAGCCACGAGAGGGCTGGCAGAAGGACTTTCTGGACGCAGAGGCAAGGCTGCGGGCGATGGGATTCTATGTGATTAACCCCGTGGACATTGCGCGGGAGGTGGAGGATGCGCTCAGGTGGCGGTACTACCACGTCGGCGGGCCGTGCTCATGTAACGGCGAGCCGGAGAAGCCGAGCCGTGCCGACTACATCATGGCCTGCCTGCAGCGGATGCAGATGGCTCACGAGGCGGACGCGCTGCATGGCGTGTATGTCATCGGCGACAACGTGGCGTGCTACGAGTCGCGTGGTGTGCAGATGGAATTGTCGCTGGCCGAGGTGCTGGGTATTCCCATCTATGCCGAGTGCCGCACCGACTGCCGCGTGGATCATAACATCGTCGCCCTGCCAGGTGAGGGCGGCATCGAGGAATTGTTAAAGGAGGAGTGACCTATGAGTACAGTAATCGGACGAAAGTGCAGGACGTGTGGCTACTCATGTGGACTGGATCAGTACCACCTATGGTGTCATTGGCTTGGCAGACCACGCAAGAAGAACGCCACAGAGTGTGAAGACGGATATAAACCAAAAGAAGAATAAGACTATGGCAAAGATTGAATTAAGACAGGAAGATCTTGACTTCCTGAAGGAACTGCAGCACGAACTGCTGACGCAGGACAACGACGGAACCGCCGACCCGCTGTATTGGGGCGTGATGGAGGAAGAGACCGTCGGAGTGCCTGACGGTTGCGGCGACCCCATCATCTACATGGGCGACGGCGTGACGATGGACGTTGACGAAGCGGTGAAGTATATCGAAGAGGGATATCTGAAAGACCTCGACGAAGCGAACCGTGAGGAATGGAACGAGAACACGGACAAGGGTTGCATGGATGATGTGGTGTACTTTATGAACAACGTGCTCGACTGGCGGGATGTCCGCATTGTGTGGCAGGAGAAGCAGGAGGTCATCAGCCGCGAGACGGGTGCCTTCCTCACCAAGAGGGCTTGTAAGGAGTATATTCAGAAATGCGGCTACAACCACACGAACCCGCACACCTACGCCATGTGCGCCTACCGCAACTACGAGCTTGACCGTCTGCTGAAGATATTGAAGACAATGAAATTTGAGGAGGACTGACGTATGACCAAAGAAGAAATTGAAATCGGCAAATGCTATTCTTGCAAGGACGATGCGCTCTATAAAGTCGTCGCCACGGGAAAGGACTGGGTGTGCGTCCTGCACTACTCTTACAACCATTGTGTATGTACGGCTGAGTTTCACGACTACGAGTTCTTCAAGGACTTGCAGGAAGAGACTGAACAGTGGATGTACGACATCTTCTGCGGCTTGCGGCTGAATAAGAAATGGGATTATCTGACCAACAAGGAGGACTGACGTATGAGAGGCAAGCAATGGACTTTTGTGAGACCTGCCAAGGAGGGCGGCGTCATCAGGTTTCTGAACAGCAGCGGCGAGACGTTCGGCGCAAAGTATCAGGCACAGAAGTGGCTGCACGAGCACGGCTACAGCTACGGCTCGACGGACCTGAGCCCCTACGTGCCGGCGATGAAGGGCGAGCGGTACGACCTGCCGCAGAAGCTGCACAACTTCGACCGGGAGGACCTGAAGCGGGTGGACGCCGTGATGTTCTCCTACGACTACCGCGACGGCTGGGTGGAGGTATGGCTGGTGGAGTGGATGGAGATGCTCGACCTGGTGCTGACCTACCAGTGGTTCGACATGATAGACCGTGGCGAGAAACGGGAGGAGTACCGCCGCATCTGCGACTACTGGACGAAGCGCCTCGCTGGCAAGCACTACACGCACATCCGCTTCCGCCGTGGCTACACCGGCCGCACGGCGATATTCCGCTACGAGGGATTCCGCGAGGGCACGGGCAATGCCGACTGGGGAGCCCCGGCGAACGAGCGGGTGTATATCCTGCCGATTGGCGAAAGGTATAAGTGATAAGAATATTAAAAGGTAAACGAATTATGATAGGACATCCATTTTTGACAGCGATTGGCGACTGGGTAATGGTCGCACTGAAAGACGACGGCACTCCGGTTGGTATCGGCGACAAGCCTGCCCGCGTTGAAGTCTGCGAGGTGATAGGCATCGTCGAGGAAGAACGTGGACTGATGGTGCACCTTATCGGTGAGAACGACGAGAAGTTCAAGGTGGGGTATTACAACATCCGCCACATAAGCATCAGCGACGAAGCGCTGCAGGCTTTCGGCTTTGAGCCGTGCGACGGCGACAAGTACGCTTCCGACTGGCTCTTCGACACGCACCGCTGGCGGCTCGACTGCCGCAATGTGGGCAACCCTGAGCTGGGCTACTTCTATATCTCTTGGAATACGGACAATATAGAACTTGGTCGCTCGTACCGCATCATCTGCCGTGACTATGGCGACGACATGAGTCTGCTGGAGGATACGATAGCCGAGTTGCAGCACTTCTTCTTCCGCTACAACAGCGAGTGGCCGATGCCGATGGAGTACAAAGGCCGTTCGCATTTCAAGACGACGAAGCGGCACGAGCCGTCGGCAGGTCCCATCTTCGAGGCGATCGGTATAGACAAGAGACTGATTGGAATGGAGGACAGCGTATGAGCGACGAAGAAAGAATGTCAAAGGCAATGGAGGTGTTCAGGAACTACACGCCGGACTTTGACAACCTGAAGATATGGGACAACAAGGGGCAGGTATCAACTGTCAAGGATATGTTAAAGAAGTTGTACCGCCGACCGAAGCCATACGAGTGGTACCGCCGCGACCTGAATCGCAAGCGACCGCACCGCAAGCAGGGGCGTAACCTATACAAGGGAATACAGGCCTACCGCCAGCGTGTCGGCCAGCCCGTGCCGTCGAAGAAGGGGCTCGGATTCCGTGGCGTGGCTCGGCTGTATGACTATCTGCGCATCCGCGTCATCCACGATCACCCCGAAATGGCGGAGCGATGGCCAGACCTCTACACCCGCTACATGTATCTGCGCTTTCCACCGCTGGAGTTCAGAAACAAGATTTTGAATGATTTCGTTACACCTCAAAAGCCCAGTCGCGGCATCGACCTTTCACGCTACGGAATAGCGAAGGACGCCTGGATCCGGCTGCCTGCCGACAAGAGCCTGTTCGTCACGCCGTCGATATTTACGGCGGGTGCCGACGCCATCAGCCGTGCCGACCCGCACGACGATGCCGTGATGGGTATGGCAATGGCGATGCTGAGAGACTCTGAATAATTTTAATCTAATTTTTTAATAATTTCCCGACCGGAAGAGAAGGCCAAAAACGAAAAGGATTTATGACAAAGGAAGAATTGACGGCCATTGAAAGCCGCATGACAAAAGAAGAGATAATGGAGCGGGCGCGGACGCTGCGACCCGTTGCCGAGTTCAAGGACAAGGGCGGGATGCGCTTCTGGATGGAGGCCGACCGCATCGCCACCATCGCCTACCTGTGGGACAAGAAGCCCCTCCAGCCGACGGGCTACCTGAAGGAGCTGGGGCGCATCACGACCTATCATCAGTACGGCCACCCGTCGCTGTTCAAGCCGTCGGTGGATGAGTGCGTCTACCAGTGTCCCTATCCGGAGGCCACTGCCTTTATGATAGTCGGCGATGGCGAGTTCGACAGCCGTCTGGAGCGCCACACGGCCACGACCGTGTATTTCTCTGGCGACATTCCCGAAGAGATTATGAACCGAAAGATTGAATGGTAGGAGGACTAACTATGGCAGACCACGGAACAATATCTTTCGAGAACTCGAAGCGGATGCGGGAGCGTCGGCTGAAGGTGGACGGGCTGGTGGAACAGGCGGCCTGTGAACGGCAGGCACTCGTCGGCGCACAGCACAACCTGATAAGAGAGATAGTGAAGCAGGAGCGCAGCCACCTGAACAAGCAGGTGTATGACCTGGCCGAGCGGCAGGGCGTGAGCATCTATGACATCTGCCTGCAGTACATGCCAGAGTATGGCGAGCCGAAGTTTGACTTCGGTGGCGACGGCGTGAACATGACGCAGGAGGTAAGGCTCGTGCCCATGCCGCTGGAACTGGAGAAGGGCGGCGGCTACTGGAAGGACAAGTATTACCGTCTGAAAGAACACCTGCAGGAACTAATAGATAACAAGGAGGACTGAACGTATGAAATGGAATATCAACAGCTGCGACGGGATATATAACTCGTTCGACGTGCATTTCACGTCGGTGTGCGACAACCGGTGCCGTCATTGTATCGACGCAAAGTATGACGGCAAGGGAATTAAGAAACCGGATGCTCATGCCATCGCTAAGACTATCATCGAGCATCAGGAGGGTTTCGAGGACGTGCTGTTCCTCGGCGGTGAGCCGTGCCTGTATCTGTCGGAACTCTGCGACTGTATCCGTATGATTAAGCAGGAAACTCGGCTAAAATGCTACGTCACGACCTCGGTGCCGCAGACTTGCTTCTACCAGTATCAGAAGTTTCTGGAGATGTCGGAACTGGCCGACGGCGTGAACCTTTCCGTGCAACACTACCGCGAGGACGTGGCCGACAAGATACGCTGCACCACGTCGTGCTACGACCGCCAGAAGTTCTACTCTGAGTTGCCGCATAAGGAGCGGTTTCGTATTCACTTGAACATCGTTCGGCCATGGCTCTGCGAGCGTGACGAGATACTGGCCTGTCTGCAGCATTACGACAGCATGGGATTCAACGTTATCAAGCTATCGGAACTGCAGCGTGCCACCGACAGTTACGCATCATTTGAACAGATTATGGGCATCAAACTCAAATCACCATTTGCTCATGGCTGTCAGACGTGGTTCGATATGCGTCAGTTCCTGCCAGACTATAAAGGCCGGCTGCTGCTGAAACGCTCCTGCTTCCTGAATGAGGAGACATGCCGCGCCAGTCTGATGGACGGCATCAAGGTGTTCCGCAAGTGCCTGGTCCGACCACGGCTGCAGCACTATTCCGTGGTATATGAAGACGGCTCACTCAGCAATGGGTGGGTATAGTATAAATCCTTTAATACATTAACAACTATGTGGACAAGATTTCTTAGAAACATGATGGCGCAACACGCGCTGAAGATGAGCCACTGCTCAACGGGCGGCGGCTATGGCGGGGCATCACATTGCTCCAGTGGAGAAACATTTTATCGTAAAGTAGGCGCAGGGCACTGTGTCACCTATGAGCCAGTCAACCGAGGCAATGGGCACTGCGGGTAAAGAGAAATATTTGTTATTAACAATTTAAACATTTACGATTATGAGATCAAGAACAGCTATTTGGTTTGAGTGCAAGGTCCGCTATGAGAAGGTCATGGAGAACGGCTTGCAGAAGAAAGTGACGGAACAGTATGTGGTGGACGCCCTCTCGTTCAGCGAGGCGGAGCAGCGCATCATCGAGGAAATGTCGAGCTACATCAGCGGCGAGTTTGAGGTGACGGACGTGAAGAAGGCGACGTACAAAGAGGTGTTTTTCAGCGATTGCGAGACGGAGGACCGCTACTTCAAGGCGAAGGTGCAGTTCATCACCATCGACGAGAAGACGGAGAAGGAGAAGCGCTCGAACGTGTACTATCTCGTGCAGGCCGCCACGCTCGACGGCGCCGTCAAGAACATCAACGAGGTGATGGGCGGCACGATGATCGACTACGAGAAGTCCACCGTCAGCGAGACGAAGATCCTCGATGTGTTCGAGTACCAGAAGGCGGACAAGAAGGAGGCTGGCGATGGCGAGTAGGGTGCCCACGTTCAAGGAGTTCTGGGCGGCGTACCCGCTGCACAAGGACCGGCTGAGGGCGGAGAAGGCGTGGCTGCGGATGACGGCTGCCGACAAGGCGGCTGCCATCGCGGCCCTGCCCGCCTACACCGCCGACTGCCGCCAGCGCGGCGTGGCATTCCAGTACGCACAGGGCTGGCTCAACGGCCGCCGGTGGGAGGATGAGATAGAGGAGCCGCAGACGGAAACTCCGCAGACGGAAACTCCACCGCCAGCCGACACCGCCGCCCCCTCGCTTGCGGACATGGAGACGTGGTGACACAGAGTATTAACAATTAAACGAAACAGAGATTATGGACAAACTGACACCAACAAGAGAAGAGATGCTCGACTTCGCAAAGATGGCGACTTTCCATCTCGACGACCGCCTCTGCCCGTTCAGCCGCGAAGACTTGCGGGCGGAATCGTGGCTAAACGGCTACTACTTTGCCAAGCGGCATCAGAAACCTGCCGAGGAAGAAGAGCAGAACCGGGCTCTCATGCCTGCCGACGTGGAGCATCTGGGCAAGCCGGTGCCCGAAGAGGAGCAACAGGGACTGGACGGATTCCAGCAGCACGTCGACCATATCATCAACCCCGAGAAGCGCGAGGCCATCGGCTTCTGCAACGTATGCGACGGCCTGCTGTTCCAGGCCCGCAAGGTGCTGCAAATGGACGAGCAGCAGGAGCAGGCGTACGAGAAGGGCTACGACGAAGCCAGCAGGAAGCTGATAGCCAAGGCTGAGAGCATCATAAGCGAGGCTCCGGAGGGACTGCTGTCTGAGGACTACATGCTGGGGATGAAGGAACTGTTGGAGAAAATTAAGGAGGACTGACTATGAGAGTAAGAGTAAGAATTGACGGCTACATCAACGTCGATGACGAAAACGTAACCGAGCAGGAAGTTGAAGAGGCAGTTTATTTCAGCCTCGGAATGGGAAGCATGAGCTTAGACAATCCTGTTGGCGACCCGGACTGGGACGAAGCAGATGTCGAAGTGGATTTGTAACAAGCATTAAACGAATTATGAAGAAAGAAGAACTATCAATCGGCGATTGGGTATGGAACGAGTTCAACCATCAGCCGGAGCAGGTGGTGGAACTGAGGGAGCGGCAGGTGATGCTGGCCTACAACGACCTGTACGACTACGACGACATCAAGCCGCTGACGCCGACGGACTACATGATGCGACGCAACGGATTCACGGAGGACGGAGCACTGCGTCACTGGTGGCGCAAGTACGAGGGTGAGCGTAAAATCAGCGTCTATCTGCACGAGGTAATGGGACGCTTCTTCACCTACGACTACTGGATTGACCAGCCCTTCGACATGACACGGCAGACCCTTTTCAGCAGCTCGATAAGGGAAATGGGCGACCTGTTCGTCTGCAAGAAGCAGGCACGCAGCCTGACGGCAGGCTGTGCCGACGGCATCCACCTGCTACAGCACGCGATGAACAGTGCGGGCATCGACTTCGAGTGGGACATGACGCCGGAGCCGAAGCCGGAGAAACAAGAGGAGATAAGCCCCGGCCAGTACGAGTGGATACTCGACATCAACACGGCGGCACACATGGCATGGCGCGGACTGCCGCTATATACTGCCGACAAGCGCCGCCCCATCGACGAGTGCCCGACCATCGACACAAGCATGGTGCATTGGGTGAAGCAGAGCGACGGCACCTATCTGACGTGGTCGGCACAGCGGCTGATAGACATGCTGCCCGAGCGGCTGAACTACTATCTGGAGAACGACCTCCGCCTGCAGCACTACCGCCACGGCGACGTGTATGTGGTGAAGTACGAGAGCGACACCCAGATACTGGAGTGCCGCTCGTCGAACCTGCTCGATGCGCTCCGCAAGATGTACGACCGCCTGCTGCCCGACAGCCACCTGAAATCGCAGATCGACTTCAAGCGGTGGCAGTGAGCCTTGATGCCCTCGCATACCGCGCACACATTATATATATTATACAGCAAACCCACTAAACGAAAGAGATTATGAAGAAGAAGCATAAAGACCTGCAGCCGTGGCTGGACTATTTCGCCATGCTGCGGCGGCACGAGGAGCAGGGGTTCCTGCACGTGAAGGCGCAGGAGCACGAGGCCTACGTGACGCTGCCGGCACTGCTGGTGCTGGCTGGCATGGACGAGACGGAGGTAAGGCAGGGTGACATCATGCGCGACGGAATGCGGATGATGCGCCGCTGCACCGCACTGGTGCGCCACCTGCGCACCTACGCCGCCTACCTCGCGGCCCACGCCAAGGGCCTCTCGACATTCGACCCCAAAGTGGCCTACGACCCCACGCAGCCCCTGCCAAAGATTCCTGTCGGGCCACTGACGGACTACCTGCGCCAGCCCTTCGCCTTGAACGTCGTGCAGCCCGACGAGCCGCACGACCCGCTCTTTACCCTGCTCATCGAGACCCGCCGCCCCTGGTGGCGCCTCTGGATGCCGCACGACCACATCGAAGTAATCACGTATCAGGAGGAGAGAGTATGAGCAAGACCAATTCGCTGCACTACGACCTGTGCGTGGAGGGAGCCAAGTGGCTGCGCCGTCGGCAGGACTTCAACCGGTGTCGGAAGAAGGGGAAGCCGTGCTTCAACCTCGATCTGTGCCGTGGCTGTCGGCTGGCGTTCAAGTACGTTGCCGTGGAGCTATGCACCTATGGGACGGAGAACTGTGACGTGTGGGGCTACGACGGCTACTCGACCGCCGTCATCGAGGTCAAGGTGAGCCACGCCGACTTCATGGCCGACCAGAAGAAATGGTGGCGCAGGGACGCTCCCGACGATATGCGGGCGGGCAACCTGCGCTGGTATCTTTGTCCCGACGGCATCATCAAGCCAAACGAACTGCCCGACGGCTGGGGGCTGCTCTACTGGGACGGACGGCAGATTGTTCCGCAGGTGGCGCCGAAGTCGCACATGGCGACGGGTCATGCCGACATGAAGATACTCTACTCGATACTGCGCCGCGAGGGTTTCCCGCAGAAGATATTCAACTATCGCGGCCAGCCCTCGACCATCCAGCCCAAGACTATCAACGGAGTGCCCGAAAGGGAGTGGTATAAACAACAAGGAAAGGAGGACTGCCTATGACCGACTACAATCACAATGCCCGTTTCTCTCACCCTGCTATCAAGCCCGACGGCGAGGCGGAGGCACCGCTGACGCGGCCGACGAACCGCGACCCGGAGAACGAGAACATCATCGTCACGGGGCCGTTCTACCGGGTGATGAAGAACATGGACCGCGTGCCGCTCCGTGACTACATGGACCACGGCTACGAGACCCGACAGGATTTCTGCGACGCCGTGCGCGAACTCATCAGCCGCTGGGGCGGGCGCGAGGGCGAGTGCTTCGAGGAGCGGGCGTGGCACGGCAAAGAAGGCGAGGCAATCGACCAGCGCCACCGCGCCCTGCACCTGCGCTTCCACGACACGCCCGGCGGACTGCCCGACGAGGCGTGGCTGCCCCTGTATCTGCTGGAGCCAATCCCCACGCCGCCCGGGCTCATACCCCACGAGCCGACCGAAGAGGAACTCCTGCAGCAGGAAATCGACGAGGCGCTGGGGTTCGACTGACACGATGCCCTTGGCTAAAGCCGAGCGCAGGCTGCGGTTCAGTATAGGGCGCTCATGCCTGGCATGGCGACACTCTGCGTTCACCTCGCGCTGCCCTTGATTTCGAGAACGCCGCAATGTATTATGGGGTAAATAAATATTATCCCGTATGGAACATTTAGCACTTGAAATCTTCGACCTCGCCGACGGCAAGACCAGCATCACGGCGCTGGGCTCACAGTATGCCAACCTGCCGGAGGATGCGAGCATCAGCATCACCGACACCAGCGAGATCTTCGACAGCGGCGACGTGTGGAGCCATTCGTTCACGCTGAACATCCCTGCCAACCTGCACATCTTCGGAACCAGCGGCGACATCCACGGCTCGCGGCTGCACGACCAGATAGACAAGCGCCGGGCCCGGCTCTGGGTGGAGGGCTTGCCCCTCTACCTGGGCTACCTGCGCCTGAGCGACGAGGTGGAGGTGGACGAGGACGGCAACGTCGACGTCACATTCGAGAGCGGCCAGCACACCTTCGACGAGATGATCGACGGGGCCAAGGCCAACCAGGTGCCGATGATGTCGGACGTACAGATAGGCATGGCCCTCTGGCGCAAGCGGTGGACGAAGTTCAGGGTGAAGCTGATGGCGTCGCTGACGCTTAAAGACAAAAAGACCCTGAAGGGAAACGTAACCCGTGCGAACGGCGAGGAGTGGTTCGACTTTGAATACAACGGCGAGGACGAGGGCAACTCCGTGCAGCAGTACCCCCGCATGGTGTTCCCTAACGGCACGTTCACCGACTACGCCCATGAGAACCCCGACGAGGACTCCGACTACATCAACACCGACAACCCCTACGACGAAGCCCACCCCTACTGCAATGTTCCGCTCTGCTACCAGAAGTACGGCTACGACAAGAAGGACAAAGACGGGGTGGTGACAACCGACTACAGCGGCGAGCCGGAGGCCCAGCGCGGCTACGAGTACATGCCAGCGAACCGTGTGAACTCAGCACCCAATTTTTTTGTCATCTACTGGATCCGCGCCCTGATGAAGCACCTCGGCATCTACATTGAGGAGAACCAGATGATGGACGTGGCGGACCTGCGGCGGTTGTTTTTCGTAAACACCAACTGTGCCTACGAAGAACCGACCAACCTGAAAGGCGCCAACCGCTCGCGCTACGGCAAGTATTTCCAGTACGCCTGGCAAGGCAGGCTCATACCTGAATACATCAACTCCAAACAGAACGTCAAGATAGATGAAAGCGGCTTCGTTGGTACTAACGTAAAAATACTGGTCGGAAATATAGGCACCGAAGATATTACCAACAAAGTGTCGGTAAAAATCCGCGAGGTGGAGGAATGGAGCGACAACGACAAGAGCAAATACAAGTCGCACAACAGCTTCTTTCATAAGGCCTTCGCCACGAGCAAATGTTTCCCCGACGCGGACATCAGCGATGTAATCAGTGCCCTGGAGAGCGGTTTCGGCATCCGCCTGCTGTTCAGCGACGACTACCAGCGCGTACGCATCGTGCTGCTCAGGAACATCCTCCGCAGCCAAGAGGTACAGGCCATCAAGTGCGACATCATCGGCGAGCCCACGAAGACCGAGAACAATATCCGTGGATTCCGCATGACCTACGGCGACTCGGACGACACGCACTTCTACTACAAGGGATTCGCCGACATGCTGCCACACAAGAAGGAGCTGTGGGTGGACAACAGCGACACACACGACTACTCGCACTGGGACCTGAACGCCGACTACGCCAAGCTCATCAACAAGGTGTCGGCCTTCGACAAGACTTGCTATGTGACACCAAATACGGGAAACGCCTATATCATCAAGGTTGACAAGGAAGCTAAGCGATACGACGACCTCCATCCGTCGCTTTTCGGTTGTGCCGACTTTATGGACGCAGAGGACGGCGACTGCACGGGCGAAGAAGAGACTATCGAGACTATCAACGTGGGCTTCAAGCCCGCCATCATGAACGACCTGAATATGGAGGCCGAGCGCGGCGACGGCAACAACCCGCCCGTGGACCGCCAGCGGTTCGCACTGTTCGTCGACAAGGCCATGCGGCCACGGAGGGTTGACCTGCAGGACGGCCAGGACTACAACGACCCCGACGCCATCTACGACACCGACAAGCTCTACAGTGAGGAATCGCCCGCCAAAGGAATGAAGGCAGAAGATGGCATCATCATGCCCGGCTCGTTTGCCATTACATCCGATATGTACGCCAGCGGCAGTGGGGCACATGCTACACTCGTCGGGCTGTTTAGTCTTGCCACCATCTCCTTCGACTTCGACGGACACATCAACGAGGGCTACAGGCTGTACTTACAGGACAACTACGAGCCCAACGACGAGGGCGTGTCGCCCGTGGAGACCAAAGAATGGGGACTGACGCTCGGCATCATGCGCGGCTCGGGCAGCGACGCGGGCGTGCAGTACTCGGCAGACCCCGACGACGGCGAGGGCAACGACACATGGGACATCATGGCCGGCAGCCAAGTGACCAGCCACCCCGACACCTGCGACAACTACGGACGGATATTCGACTACACCGCCGACGGGCAGGAGGACGAGCAGGATGTCACGGGGCGCTTCTCGCTGAAGCTCCGTGCCGAGAAACTGAATCCCTACTTCGACCCGACAAAGGAGGAGAGCGACACCAACCGCCGTTACCTGGAAATCACCGAAGAGAAGCTGCGCAGGCGCGGACTGTGCGACCAGTTCTACAAGGAATACTCAAAGTTCATCCGCGAGGCCCGCATCGCCAACATCCCCGTCCGCATGGAGCTGGCACAGCTGCTGGCCATCGACAAGACGAAGCAGGCAACCGTCGGCGATATCACGGGCTTCATCCGCAAGATGCAGTTCACCGTCAGCAACAAGACGGGGCTTGGCAACGTAAAGATGGAGATGATGTACATCTGACATTGAACATTGAAGATTGAACATTGAACATTGAAAACAGAAAAGCTATGGCAGTTAGGATATCAGGAATGTTCGGCAGCGGACACACTTATTTTGCAGGATCGCCTGTCGTGATCAACATCGACGGACTGGAGTGGCCGGGCAATTCGCCGTTCAACATCGTCCGCGTGTACGTGTATTACAACAGTAAGAAGGTTGGCGAGTTCAAGGCCGACACGGGCGGACAGAGCAGCATCTCGTTCGACATATCGTCGGCGCTCCGTGCCATCTGGGCCGACTACGACTTCTCGTCAGAGGTGAGTGCGGCTGAAGACCACAGCACGTCCAGCCGATCCTACCGCAGCTACTCGCTCGAAGTGCTGACGGAGTATATCGACAGCCAGGACGGCGAGTTCACGCAGACCAGAAGCGGCATCTTCAGCGGCGGGCAGTGCGCCTTCGGCAGCTACACCGAGTGGGAGCGGTCGCTGGCAGGCAGCAGTGCCGATGCAGACGTGCAGTATCACGACGGAGAGAACCGGCGCAACGGCGACGCCAGCACGAAGCCTACCAGCACACCAGAGCGCGTAGGCCGCAGCAGCATCACCTCGTGGGTCGATGTCAGCAACGCCGGTACCACCTGCCGTTACTACGCCGCCAGCGCCACGCCGTCGGGCGACAGCGCCTCGGCCCATCCCCCGCTGGTACTGCGCGACGATCAGGAGTACGTGGATTTCCTCTTCCTGAACCGGCGTGGAGCCGTCGAGACGTGCAGCGGACTGACGAAGGAGGCGATGAATATCGCTGTGGACGTAAAGCAGTTCGCCTATGTGGAGCGGCCGTCGTTCCGCCCGTCGCGCTCGCTGATGGCTCTCGGCACCGACGGTCGCCGATCGTGGCAGATGTCGAGCGGTTACGTCACTCGCGAGTGGGCTGACTGGTGGACCATGGAGTTCCTCGGCGGCAAGAAGAAACTATGGTGGATGAAGTACAAAGGCCCCGGCCAGTCAGCCGCCGCCTACGTGCCCGTCATCATAGAGCCGTCGAAGAAGAGCGTCGGCATCTACGACAAGAACAAGCAGCAGCTGCCGCACGTGGACTTCACCGTCACGCTGGCACTCGAAGGATAATCAATCATGGGATTTAAGCAAGCGAAGAAAAGCGGGCCAACGGTGCTTATGCCGTTGGCCAGCTTGGTTTATAATCAGAAGTCAAAGGTGCTCTCGCCGTCCCAGTCCGAATGCACCACGAAACCAAAGTCGCTCTGGGTGAACACGCCGTCGCCCGGCTCAAAGAACTTTCCGGTGTAGGTCGTGATCCTGTTGCGGGTCACGGGCACCTCTGGAAACACCCGCTTGCGGATGACCGTCCCATCGGCGTCAAGCCCTGAGACGGTCATCTTCAGTGTGCAGGATGTCGCCATGTAGGGGAAGGTGTAGGCTTGGTGGATGTTCAGCGAGTTGCGGATCCTGCGCTCCGACTGCGACGACTTGGTGATGCCCTCCAGCGTCGTGGGGTTGAAATTGGCCGAGCCTCCGGTGTACTCCATCAGGAAGTAGGCGAACGATGACGGCACTTCTGTGTCGGTCAGGCAGAACTGGATCATCGCTCCGGCGCGATACATGGGCAGCGTCAGCGACTGGCTGTCGCCGCCGATATCTATCGTCGAGCAGTGGCAGAAGGTGTCGGTCAGTTTCTCGCCGTCCGAGGCGGTGAACTGCACGGCCTCGGGGCTCTTGATGGTGGCGCTCTTCGTCGAGGAATGACCCACGGCGACGATGGTGTACCGCCCCGGTGTGAGTTTCAGCGAGAGGGTGCCGAAGTCCTCGTCGTCGGCGGTCTGGGTCTTCACCTTGTCGAACACCTTCGCGCCGTCGCTGTCGAACATCTGCACGTTTAGTTTCGTAAACTGCGTCGGTGCCGAGCCCCGTGTCAGGTCGCGGCCAGTCGGCTGGAAGGTCAGTGTCACGTTGCCTGCAGGCTCGTCGTTGTTCTCACTGCCGATCATCGGCTTCTCGCAGGCGGCCATGACCAGCCCTGCCAAAAGAATCATCATCTTCTTCATAGTCGTATGGAGTTAAAAATTCGTTACGTCGTACTCCTGCCAGGTACTCTCCACGGTGAAGGCTGCCGAGGTGTTGCGGTTGGTGAAGAACTCGCCCCGGTATGTCGTCTTGTAGCCATTGCGCAGGGGCACGTCGGCGAAGGTGCGCTGCTGCTTTACGGTGCCGTCGGCTGTCTTTGCGGTCACGGTGACGGTATGGCTGGCCGGTGCGTCGGCTGGCGAGATGGCGCTGGCCGAGAACGAGGCCGTTCCGTCGTTGTTACGGGTGAAGCCGGAGAATGTCGTGGTGCAGTCGGCGGGCGTCGCTCCGTAGCCTGCCACGTTCCACTGCGAGAGTCCGCCGGCGATGGTGATTTCCATCGTCGTCACGTCGTCGGGCACGGCGTCGGTGGTCTCCAGGCGGAACATGCCCACGATGCGCGTCATCTCGCACGAGAGGCTGGTGCCGTCGGCTGGCGAGAAGGTACTGGTGTGCCACATGGCCTGCGCCATCTTGCCGTCGCCGCCGAAGGTAATCAGCCCGTCGGCAAGCGTGCAGGCCGCCGAAGCCTTGTGGCCGACGGCGTAGAGCGTGTAGGTCTTCGTCTTGTCGAGAGTGACGGCGATGGAGCCGAAGCCAGCGTCGGATGCCGACTGATGGACGGCGGCCACCTCCTGTCCGCCCTGGATGATCCACACGTCGAGCCGCGTCACCACGTCGGCGATGCTCGTTGCCGCTCGCGTCATGGCCTCCATCCGGTAGGGGCTGAAGGTCAGCGTCACCTGCGTGGGCTGGGGCTGGCTCTGAGGGGTTTCGTACTCGCCTGCGCCGTCGCCGGAGCAGGCCGTCATTGTCACTGCGGCTGCCATTGCAGCCATGAGAATAGTTTTCTTCATCGTTTTGTTGGGGTTTTAGTTAATACTGTGCACCTTTTTTACGGGCGCTGGTCGATGTCTCTGGAAAGCAGGGAAGTTTGCGTCCGCTCCCCTGCCCTGGTGAAGAGCGCGGACACCGTCTCGGTTTAGTCTCTCATATATAGTTCAGGTCAACAGCCCCCCGTCTATGGGGGATAAGAAAAAGCCGCCCCATGATGGAGCGGCCAGCGTATAGTATATATAAATGTGTGCGGGGCACAAAAGTCGGTATCATTTTCTTGGATAGTGCGGCACCGTCAGGTCAAAATCACTTTGTGAGAACCTTGCGCAAATAAAGCGAACAAACCCGTCGCCCTCCGAGAGTGCCTTTGAGATCTTCTTTCCCAGCTTCTGCTGCTTCTTCATGGCGCTAAGGTGTATCTTGTCGCCCAGGCCCGAACTTTCCTTGTACATCTGCACGTAGAATTTCTCCTGAAGTTCCCCCTTGGCGTTATAGATACCTACCAGCACCCTGTATGCCCGGAAACTGCCGTACCACTCGTAGCACACAGACTCCTCGAAAATCCCCTGTGCCGTTATCAGACGGAAGTCTGGGTCCTTCCATCCCCATGACACATACGAGCCAACACCCGGCACCTCATACTGGTAAGCCGTATAGGCTTGCTGTCCTTTCAGCTCGTCTGCCTGAAAGTTCGAGTAGGTCCACTTTCCCTGTGCGCACGCCGTCAGCACCGCCGACAGCACCAGCGCGATTGTCATCAGTCTTTTCATTGTCGTTATTGTTTTAAGTTAAACCCAATATTCACGCAGCGATTCTGCGCTGTCACAAGAGAGCACAACCACCAGGACCTTCGCATCCTTGCTGCCGTGCCAGTCCTCGAAGTCTGCATCCATGGACGAGTTAGCCAATATCGTGTTGCCGTACTCTTCCTCGTCCATCAGTTCCACCTGGCCTGTGAACTCGTCAGGCAGGTTGTCGATGCTCATATCCAGACAAACCGTGTTGTCTGTATGAATGCCACGAATATACCTGTCCGCCTGATTAAAGCGATAGATTTCAACTTCATCAGCCTGAGCTGCCATTTTCTTTACTTCTTCCTTTGTGTAGCTTAACATCTTCTTGTCCTCCAAAAATTTGATTACATATTTATTTCCGATTATACTATACCTCCCTAATCCTCTTTGCAACGTCCAGTGTTCTTTTGACGGTGCAAGAACAAATCTCACGCTTTGTCTTCTGGTCAATAAGCGTCAGACTGATGTACGAATACTTTCGCTTGTCATCGTAGCCGTTGATTCTGACAGTCATCGGATTGCCATCTATTACCACGTCGATGTAATTGCCGTTCTTTTCGTTCACGATGACCTCGCCGTATTCAGGATGCACAACTTCCTCCTTCAGAACCATTTCCTTTACCATAGAGCCTATAGAGCAAGGCCCGTCGTTCGCAATATACTCTATAACGTTCATATTTTTGTCCTCCAAATTTTAGATTTCACCATTCTTCTTCCACTCTTCCCACTTCTCCACGCTATAGCCCTCGTCGGTCTTCACGCCGAGGAACTGGAACGAGTAGCCGTGCGACTCAGGTTCAGCCCACGACTCCAGTATGGCCATGTTGCCACGATGGGTGAAAGTATCGTTTTTGACGTCCTTTACCGCCTTGTCGTAGGCATCCATACCGCTGTCAGCAATCACGTTGCCCGAGAAAGTCATATCCGTGCGGTAGTCGTTGCCGTGGTTATTGAACACCGACAAGCGGAGGTCCAGCTCCACATGATACCAGCCGCGCTTCTGCTCATTCAACTCTGCCATTCGGCGCTGCTTGGCGGCTTCCGCCTGACGCATGCGCTCCTGTTTGGCTGCCTCGCGCTGCTCGTTGTAGATACGCTCGTGTTCTTCGAGCGTGTCGGCCAGAGCAGGATAGAAGCTGATGTCCCAACAACCGCAGCCAGTAGTGCGCATCGTCTCGCAAGTGCGGGGCTGGCCGCTGGGATAGCTGCTGAGCCCGTCACGGAACAGCGTGCGGATTTTATCTGCCGTGTATCTGTTCACTTTGATGTGAAGCCATTCGGGATCAGCCGCCAGAGAGTCCGGCTTTCCATAGGTATTCCAGGTGTTAATCACTGCAATAGCTTCGTCAGCCGTGTGTGCTATTGCCTTGTAGGGAACGTACGTGTTCCCGTTGCTGGCGCGTCCGCCGTAAGTAATACAAAATACGTTTGCCATAATGCTTAACTGTTTAACCGATCAGTCCGGGGTCTTAAAAAATGTTTGTTGAACTTCTTTCGAGATTTTCTCGCCTCGGCAAATCTCATACAAGCATGGCTTTGCTCTCGGCTTACGAAAATGTTGTAGCAACTTTCGGTTGCAAAGATACGATTAAGTGAGCGAAAAACCAAATTTATTTGAGTTTTTCTGAGCGTAGTATCTTCGGCCGCAGGTCAAAGATAATATAAATTCTTGAAAGTCTTGCAGGAATCAGCAAGAATTGTTTTCTGTCACGGTCAAGCCGCGCCGTGCGGCCTTGGCGTAGAAGTCTCGGCGGCACTCCTCGGTCGGGAACCACGCCAGCGTGCGCAGTTCCCTGCCGTCGGGTGCCGTGAGGGTTAGGGGATAGACGTTCGGAGTCATAGGCACAGATGCTTAATACGGGCCATACTGCCCTACCCTTTCTCCTTTATCCAAATCGTGCTCGTAGTAGCTGCCACGATAGCACTTGCTGCAGCACTCGCCATCGTGCTTGCAGGTGTCGCAATAACCAAACTTTCCCATAGTCGTTGTTTGATGTGATTACAGTTTTGTGATGTCAATGTCGGATGGTACCACAGTGTACTTGTGTTCGTCGCGGCCTGCCTGAAGGAAGTCGCGGCGCTGTTCGGCCTGCTCCTTGGTCTTGAACGACTGGCAGAATATCTACCGCCCGTCGGGAGTGATACACCAGAGATGCCACTGCTGACTTTCTGGCCACCACATGTTCCTGTAGTCGGGGTCGAGAATGTAGAGCTGGCCTTTCTTGTCGTACACCTTACGCCCTCCGTGGTAAGAGTCGCCGTAGTTCTCCCAGCGGTTCACTGCGTCGTTGAACACCTCGAAACCCACGCGCCGCTCGAAGCTGGCGTGCTCGTCCATGAACTGACGGGCCTCGCTAAAGGTCATCTCCCCGTCGAAGATCATCTCCTTGGGGGAGTACCTGTTAATCTTGAAATGATGTTTTGCTTCCATAATTCGCTTGATGTTTTAATGATTACCTTCAACTTCGATTACCTCATGCGCTATGCCGATGAAGGTCAGCCAGTCGCTTGCTCGCTTGGCTTCTGCATCGTCCATCTTCAGGCATAGCGTCTTGTCGTCAATGAACCGTGTCGGGCGGAGCCTGTGCAGGTACTCCGTGCGGTTCCTCCTGTTGTTCCAGATTTTGATTGTCTTTGCCATAGTCTTTTACTTAGATCAGTTTTGCTTCCTTGCCCTCAAACCACTCGTCGTACTTGCTGGCGGGGCAGTAGCCGGCAAGTGCGTTTAGCAGGATTTCGGCAGCGTGCAGCCTTCCGCCGTCGTCGCCGCCCTCTTCCAGCCATGTCTCGTAGGCTTCGTAGTCATCGTCGTCGCCCACAATGCAGTGTCCGTCCACGTGCAGGCCGTCGAGGCAGCTCTTTAACTGTCGCTCGCCCGCCGGTGTCAGTTTAATGTCGCCGAACACTACTGCGATGTAGCAGTCGGTGCCGTCAACGCTCATGTCGATATCGTCTTCCTCGCGGTTCTTCAGGTGGAAGAACTCGCGCAGTGTCAGTTTTTCTTTTGTCATAGTTCGCTTGATGCTTGTTAGATTCCGATACAGTTGATACTCTCGCACGTTATCCAGCGGGTGCCGCTGGAGGTGTGGGCGGTGAGGATGCCGTCGTCGCTTATCTCCCAGGCGGGGAAGGTAGCGTCGATGACGGCGTACTGGTCGTAGCCGTGCATAATCTCGATGTTGGGGCGGCTCTCTGCGGGGTCGCTGTCGTGCTCGTCACAGATGGCTGTGAGGATGCGGGTGAGTTGGTCTTTTGTCATAGTCGTATTACTTGTTTTGATTGTTATACTTTCCTTCTATCATCAGTGCTCCCATGCGTCCGTTGATCTGGTAGCACCAGGTGATGGTGTCGTCAGCGTCGTTGAACACGTGGTAGGTGTTGCGGGGTTTCGAGAGCGGGTCGCCGTAGCGGTTGTACTTCTCGGTGGTCTTGCCCATGCGTGTAAAGCCGTGGTCGGCGATGAGCTCATAGACGGTGCATGACACGTACTTGCCGCCGCTCACCTTGAAGCAGCTGCGCTCCTCCAGTCCTGCCAGAACCGTGCCCCGCTGCATGGCGGTGAGCTTGTCGGGCAGCATGCCCAGCTCCGTGAGGCGCTGCAGTTTCGCGTCTTCGGCGGCTCGCTCCTCGGCTTTCTTGCGGGCTTCCTCCTCGTCGCGCTGGCGGCGTGCCTCACGCTCGGCCTTTGCCTCTGCCTCGCGCTGTGCCATCAGTTCGCTGCGCTGTATCTCCAGCAGGGGATAGTAGCCTGAACCTACCTCCTTGAAGGCCCGGATGGTGGCGGCACTGACCCACGATCCGCTGTCGAGCAGGTAGTTGGGGTAGTCCTGATAGCGGCGCAGCTCGGCGTAGCGCTCGTCGCGGTACCGCTTGCGGCTGTCGAAGCGCTCGCGCCACGATGCCTTGCACTCGGCCACCTCCTCCGGGGTCATGGGGTGGTAGCGCATACTCTCCGGGCTGTAGGTCACGGCCATCTGCTCGTCGTACTCGCGGTCTATCTCCTCGTCGGTCTTCAGCAGGTATTCCTCCAGCATGCGTGTGAAGATGGTGTGCATGGTGGGTATCATCACGGCCACGTTGTCGCTCAGCTGGGCGTAGAGGATGTAGTAGTCGTCCTCATACTCATACCATAGCGGGGTTTCTGCGCCGTCGTTGCTCACGAGGGGCAGCAGTTCGTGGATGTCGGTCAGTTCGATGTTGCGACGCTTGGGGGTGTTGCCGTCGCTGCCAATGTAGTGGCACCAGAATTTCTTTGTTGTCATATTCGTATCGTTGTTTTACTCGGTTAATACTTACTTCTTGCAGGCCCATTGAATAAACCACAGCCAGGCGAAGAAGCCCAAAATCCAGTTTTCTATCATATTCGTATTGCTTTTAAGTTTCAGATGATATGCCTTGCACCGCGTCGGCCTTGAAATATCTCAGGGCCTGACCAGTGGTCATGCGGTTATACGTTGTTCGCTTTTTCTTCCGTCCGTGGATCCAGACGTTCCATTCGGAAAACTTCTGTCGGTAGATAGCTTCTTCCTTACACATAGTCGTTACTTGTTTTGGTTATATTTAGTCGTAATGTACTCGGTCAGGATGGTGCGGTTGTCGTAGTCGAGCTCGCGCCAGAACATCTGCATGGCGGCCTTCGAGCCGTACTTCTCGTAGCAGTAGTCCCACTTCTCTTGCAGGTGCTGGCGGTTGCAGTGGCCCTTGGGGTGGCGCACCATGTAGTCGAGCCACAGGTTCTCGTCGTCGTAGTCCATGCACCAGTCGCTCCAGAGGGCGATGATGTCCCTGTCGGTGTCCGGCTCCCTGGCGATGTCCTTGGCGAACTGGTCGAGGGTGTAGCGCTGGCCGGGCTCTTGGCTCGATGCGCTCCAGCCTTTGTCGAAGAAGTGGTCGAAGACGGCGCAGTTGAACGTGACGGGCATGGTGGCGATGACCTTGCCTTCGAGCATAGAGAGGATGTCGATTGGGAACGTGCCACAGTCGGGCAGGCTGGCGATGGTCTCTGGGTAGTCCTCATGCCAGAACTGCTCCAGCGCAGCCCATGCGTCGTAACAGTGTTCGTACTGGAACAGGTAGGTCTCGCCGCCTACAACGGCCTTGATGATGTAGGTTTCTGTTGATATCATTGTCGTAATGTTTTTAATTGGGGGTTATAGTTCTGATTCTTGTCTCGATGTGATTGTGAAGAAGAGGATGCTGCCGTCGTTGAAGGAGAGGCGGATGCCGTAGCTCAGCGAGCGGGGCTGGTTCTTGCCGCCGTCATACAGCTGGGCGTTGCCCCACTCGTGGCAGTCGTCGAGGTTCAGTCCGCCGTGCTTGTCGGCGTGGCGCTCATGGTACTCGATGAAGTCCTTGGCGCAGTGCAGCGCATACTCCAGGTGCTTTGTCACTTGCGGGTAGCCTGCTGCTGGGTGAAGGTCGGTGGCGGTGCCGTCCTCGTAGTAGTCTTTCACCATGCCGCTGTCGCAGAAGGCGAAGATGCTGCCCTCGCCCAGCGTCCTGCCGTGCTTCTGCCATAGGTTCAGACGGTGCTTTGCGAGGGTGTCGAGTTGGGTGTAGAAGAAGGGAGGCTCGAACGGCTCCGGTCTCATGTCGATAGTTGTTGTCTTCATAATGCTTGCTGTTTTAATGAATGAATAATCGGTGTTTTAGCTTTTACCTCGTGAAAGGTAGTGGCTTTTACCTCGTAAAAGGTTGGGGCTTCTACGAGGTAAAAGGTTTTTGAGGGGGTTCTACGCCGCCTGCTTCAGCCCGCCGTCGCTCTCGGAGGCGCTGCCCTCGGAGCCGCCGTTAGACTTCTTCCCGTTCATCTCAGCGTTGATCTTGCGGTCGAGCTTGGCGAGGTCGGCCTTGGCGCGGCGCAGCTCATCCTCCTTGGGCCACGTCTGCTTCAGCAGTTCGGCGAGCTGGCGGATAGTCACGTTGTTGTCGGCTATCCATCGCTGCCAGTCGGCGATGCGGCGGGGCAGCTCCTGCAGACAGCGCAGGGCGTACTCCGCAGCCAGTCGGGGCGAGAGATGGGAGAGCTTGCCGTTGTTCACGGTGTGCAGGATGCGGTTGCCTTGCAGCGAGAAGAGGTTGGTGTATTCCATCGACTCGTTGCCGTCGGCATCGTGAATAATCTGCTCGTTGGTCTTCACCATCAGGTCGAAGCCGTAGAGCGAGCCGACTTTCAGGCGGACACCCTGCGTGCGGGCCGTCTGCTCGATGCGCCACAACCGTTCACCGAGGGCCTTCTGCTGTCCGGCATAGTCGAGGGGCTTGCCGTTGGCATCGGTCTCTGGCACGGTGAAGCCGTCGAGCACCAGGGCGTTCAGCACCTCGCCCTGTTCGCCCAGCTGCTTCTGTGCATCGTACTGCTGCTGGTCGGCCTGTGCGTCCAGGACATCCTGCTTCAGCCGCTCCACGTCCTTCTGTAGCCTGTCGCGGCGCTCCTCTGCCTGTCGCTGGTCGCGGTGGAAGTTCTTCTTCTCCACCTCCAGGGCGGCAATCTTCTTGTCGAGCTTGGCACGCTCCAGCAGGTCGGTATTGCCCGAGAGGATAGCCATATACTCGGCGAAGTTCATATTGCCCTTTTCGTCCATCGAGCCCTCGTCGAGGGTGCGCTTGCCTAACTGGCCTTGCTTCAGCTGCTGGATGAAGGTCTGCTTGCAGTGCAGCAGATTGAACTTATAGGCATCCAACGACCGCTTCACGGCGTAGATGATTACATCCACTTTGTTGTCGCCGTAGTCGCGGGCTATCACGTTGCCTTTACGCACTGCCCTGCCGTCGCGCTGTTCCAGGTCGGCGGGGCGCCAGGGGGTGTCGAGGTGATGCACCGCCACCACTCGCTCCTGGGCGTTGACCCCCGTGCCGAGCATCGAGGTAGAGCCGAAGAGGATGCGCACGTCGCCGTCGTTCACCTCGTGGATGAGCTTCTTCTTCTTCGTGTCGCAGCGGGCCTCCTGTATGAAGCGTATCTCCGAGGCGGGTATGCCGTAGTCCTCCACCAGCTTGCGCTTGATCTCTTCATAGATGTTAAACTTCCCATCGTTCTGCCAAGTCGAGAGGTCGCTGAAGATCATCTGCGTACCCTTCACGGCGTCGTACTTGTGATAGTACTGGGCTACCATCTTGGCGCACATCGAGGCTTTGCTCCGTGGGTGGTCGCCATACGCCGGGTCAATCAGCCGCATGTCGAGACTCATCTTTCTCGCCAGGTCCGTTGCATACAGCATCTTCGCCATCTCCTGCTGCTTCGTCGGGTTGTTGATACCTATCAGCTTGAAGTCGCCCGTCTCGGCAAACCGCATCAGCGTGTGGATAAACTCCTCCTGGTCGGGGGTCGGCTCGATGTGCATCAGTCTGGCGTACTTCTCGGGCCGCTCTATGCCTACGTCCTTCGCCGTGCGGTAGTCTGTGATTTCATTATAGAACTGTGCCAGCTCCGGCACCTTGATGAAGTAGCGGAAGCGCTCCTTCAGCACAATCTGGTTGGTCAGTCCGAACTCATACTCCTGCGTCTTGCGGGTGAAGATAGCGGCCCAGGCATCGAAACAGGTGATGCCCTGCTTGGCCATAGCCTGCGGTCGCAGATAGCGGAACAGCGAGTACAGCTCCGTCAGACTATTCGTAATCGTCGTACCACTGAGGAACGTCGCGCCGAGGTCACGCCCCGTGCGCTGCTGGATGGTTCGTATAGCCATGAGCAGATTGTAGGCACGCTTCGAGCCCTCCGAATTGCCTAAACCTGCCACACGGTCGTGACGGGTGGTGAAGCCGAGGTTCTTGAACTGGTGACTCTCATCAATGAAGATGTGGTCGATGCCCATCATGCGGAAGTCCACCACGTCGTCGGTGCGCTTGCGAATAGAGTATTGCAAATCTTGAAGTTTCGATTGCAGGTTGGCTTTCTTCTTCTCCAGTCCGCGCTTCAGTCGGCTCGATACGCTGTCATACGACCCGTAGAGTGCGCTCAGGCTCTCGTTCAGGTGGTTCAGCTCCTCACGGATAACGTCGGCCTGCACCTCGTCCGACTGCGGGATGAAGCCGAACTGGTCGTGGCTCATGATCACTACGTCCCAGTCGTTGTTCTTCATGCGATTGAAGAAGTTCTCACGCTCCTTGCCTGAGTAGTCGGCATGCTTGGCATAGAGCACATGGGCCTTGGGGTAAGCCGTCATGTAAGTCTCGGCGATGGCAGCCACGTTGGCTTTCAGTCCGATGATCATCGGCTTGTGGCAGAAGCCCAGGCGCTTCATCTCGTGGGCGGCGAGGCACATGATGAGCGTCTTGCCGCTGCCTACCTCATGGTCGCAGATGCCACCGCCGTTCATCGTGAGCATCCAGATGCAGTCCTCCTGACTCTTATACAGACCGCCACTCACCTTCTTGCCGTCCTTATACACGGGCTGCGGTATGCCGTACTTCGCCTCCAGTCCTGCCCAGTCGATGCCAGGGAACCGCTGGTGGCTTCCGTCGAACTGCGGCTTCACGTGGCAGTTGAACAGTCGGTTATACTTCTCGGTCAGTGCGTCGCGCAGCTCCTTGGGCTGTCGCAGCAGCCAGTCCTGATAGCCCTGTCGGATTTCCTCAATCAGCGTGTTAGCCTTCTGCGTAGCCTCCGGGTCCTCGTCCTTGGCATAGCTCTTGCCCTGCTGAATCTTGCGACCCCGCTCGTCGCGGCGGTATTTCATCATCTTCGGGCAGGAGTTCAGCAGCGCATGCTGCAGCAGCCCCATGCCGTCAATCGGCTGGCTGGCCTCGCTACTCACGGCATACTGCGTATAGATTTTCTCGTTGTATCTGTTGCTGGCACAGGCATACTGGTCCAGGTTGCGGTCATACTTCACCGTCACCTCCACCTTTGCGCCGTAGTCGTTGCCAGCCATCGAAAAGAACTCCGAGGCGAAGTCTTCGTAAATCTTGCAGTCCACCCATCGCTCACCCAGATTGAAGTCCAAATCGTCGAAGGGGATAGGCTCAGGCACTGCCTTCTTCAGTGCATCCAAGGAGCGGCGGATATAAGCCTCCGTCCTGTCTCCCCGTTTCGCCACGTCTGCCGTTCCGTGCGCTTCCTCTGCCGCCGTTCCGTGCTCGGCGGTAGTGCCGCCGAGGTCAGGGTACTTCTGCAGGATAGCATCTATCTTCTCAATCACATTCCCGCTGATAAAGCGAGCCTTGATTTCCCACTCCTCGCTCAGGGGGTTATAGTATATCTCCCCGTCCAGCTCGTCGCATATCTCTTCCTCGCTCTTGCCAGTCAGCGCAGCCATATAGCGCACATCGGGCTTGCCGTAGTCGTTCAGGCTCTGCGCCAGCGCCTCGTGAGCATCCGTCACGCTGTGCATCTCGTCCGTCGAGAAAGCCACCGGCCTGTCGAAGATGTCAGCCTTGCGCCATTGTCCGTCCTCCAGTATCTCCAGTGTCAGCAGTTCTGCGATATTGCCAAAGCCTTTGATAGCCTTTATGAACTTCACGTTCTCCGGCTTGTTCAGCGGGCCCCATTTTTCAACGAAGCCGTCATAGAGGCGGTTTATCTCCTTTCGGAGTTCCGGCTGCTCAGCCATCTCCTCCGCTTCCTTCTTGTACAACATCTGATAGTCGAAGCAAAGCTCTCGCAAAATACTCTCCTTAATAGTCATCCTCTCCTCCTTGCGCTCCTGCTTCTCGCTCTTGGCCTTCTCCTTGCCCTTTTGGTCGTCACGCCCCCCGTCTTTCGGAGAGGGGTTGGTGGTGAGGTTTTTCTTCAAGTCCTTCGCCAGCACCTCGCCCAGCTGCTGTGCAATCCCCTGCACACCGCCCTCATGGCGATACACGAAGCCCGGCTTGCCGTAAGCATCTGTGCCAGCTATTGTTTCCGTAGCAATCACCCGCTCCGGCCACATATCGAAGTACATATTCGTCGGGCATCCCCCGTCCTCATACTGCGTCAGTAGCATTGTCTCTTCCTCGGTCAGTTCACCTCGCTTCGAGTCCTTCTGCATCACTAAGAGGTCGGTGCCTACCTCGGTGCCGCTCTCCTTGAAGAGATTGTTCGCCAACCGATACGCCCCGATGAGCCGTGCATACTTCAGCGCCTCGCCCAGCTGCTCACTGTCACGGTTCAGGTAGTTGCTGGTGATGATATACGCCAGCACCCCACCCTCTCGCAGACAGTCCAGCCCTTTCAGCACATAGTAGCGGTGGATCATCTTCGCCGCCTCCCTGCGCACCTGGCTCTTCGAGTTCGTATAGTCCGGATCGAACACGCGGATGTCGCCAAACGGAACATTCGTGCTCACCAGGTCATACTTGCCCAGCTCGCTTGCGGGGATAGTCTCGAAGCCCTTCACACGGATGTCGAACTTCTCTTCAGTGGAAGCCTTTTCGAGTATTAAGCCTGTCAGCAAGTCCTTCTCGTAGGCCACGCATTTCAGATTCACGCCGTCTGCACGTGCCATAATCTCAGCATGGCGCATGAAGATACCCTCACCAGCAGCAGGGTCGAGCATCATACCCTGATAATGCTGAAAGTCGTATCTGCTGTTGAGCTTACCATAAAAAGCCTCGCTGATTCGGAACAGCAGCATAGCCGTTACGTCGCCCGGTGTATAGTACGCCGTCAGCGTGCTCGCCTTCAGGCTCTCCACCCATGCCTGATATTCCTTGTCGCTATTGCTTGCGTCTCTCAGCAGCTCATGCAGCCACGCGGTATCCTGGTAATACATCATGTCGCTCTTGCTCCATGCCGTCGGCTCCAGCGGGTTCAGCACGAATGTCATACCCCCGAAGCCCGTGTACTTATCCATCACCGATGCGTCGCCGTTCCCGGTCAGCGCATACTCAATAGCCGCGATGTTGTCTCTCAGTCTTTGTAATTTGCTCATATCTCGTTGTCGTTTTAGTTTCACTTATCATTCCTGAACGCACCATCTCTATCCAGACGGTCATAGAGGTGTCCCCAGTCAGCCTCCGACACATAGTCAGTCATAAGGTTCACCACTGCCATTCCGCTGTCACCATAAAGATCATCTATCATCTCGATAACCTTAGCTCTTTTCTTTTCGTTGTCCATAACCCGTATTGTTTTTGATTGTTAAATGTTTGGTCATTCCAAAAATTGTTCGTACCTTTGCCGCAGATTTGCGGCGAAAACCTGAGAGGGCGGCGTTAGCAGCACCACCCTCCGAGGTTAGAAGAACCTCGACCGGATTCGGATCCGGAAGAGTCGCATCTTCCAAACCCTAAAATAAATTACTTCTATCATACTCGTAATTTTTTTAGGTGGACAATGAGCCATACGGCCCGGGAGCGACTTTCGCTCCTTTTTTTATGACATGTTCTTCCGCATGGACTTTATATGCAGTCTGCAAACATGATGTCGAAATTACTGCGGGTAACACCGCCGCCTTCCTTTGCAAGGCAGCAGCAACGGCACCCAAGCACGTCATAGTGGTAGTCTTTCAGTGCCTGTGCGACCACATCCAGGTTCTCCCTTGTGCAGCACACGTCTACGGTCTTTTCGGGATATCCGCTAAACCCGTCACCCATGATCAGTACTTCGTAATGTTTCTTTTCGTTTGCCATAGTCGTTTCGTTTTAGTCGTTAATCACTTTCACCTTCATGCCCTTCTTTTGCAGGGAGTCGTTGATTAGGTCTGTCACATTCTGCTTGTCGCCGATGGCAGAAAGCACCAGCCCGCAGTCCTTTATCAGTGCGTTGACGACACCAGCTATATAGCAGGGGAAGTTGGTATAGGCATCTTCGCGGAATTTCTTCATCAACGTTTCCACCGTGTACGTTCCATGCAGTTCGCCGGCATCGTCGGCATGTCTCAGCGTGACCTTGTAGAGCCATCGTCCCTTGCTGTCGTCGAGCCACTTGATGCGCTCACACCACTTCACACAATACAGATTGCCGAACATCATCATCTGTTCAGATGTTGCCTTAACCTTAATGTCACTCTCCATAGTCTCAATTCGTTTTAGATGTCATCAAATGTCACATTCTCAATGTCCGTCTTGTCAACCTCCATGTAGTCGCACCATCCGTCGCCGGCCTCGATGCCCTCGATGAACGCCTTGCGCTCGGTCTCAGTGTCGAACTCTCGTATCACGATACTGCCGTCACCGTCGCGGCACACCTCATGCAATCCCTCGAAGTCCTGCTCATCGTAGCGGCTGGTAGCACGGGAACCGAACACCACGGCGCACTTGAATTTCTGCGGCTCCACCGGCACCTCGTCCAGCCCCAGCTCCCGCTCCAGACACTCATAGACGTTGAGCATCGTGAGATGCGCCACGTCGTCGTCGAACAGTTCACGACAGTCATACTCACCCTCGCACTGCATCTTGAAACGCGGATGCTCGCCGTCGATGAAGCTGACAGAGAATACGCAGCAGTCCTCGCCGCTGTTGTACTTGTCGAACCAGATGACATACGGACAGTGGTTGTCGCGGAAGTCCTCGTAGTTCTCCACATGTTCCTCGCCCTCGTGCTCCTCCAGATACTCCTCCTCGTCGGCAGGACAGAACTGCACAAGCACGATGTTCTCGGCTCTCATTTTCTCGATGATGCGCTGGCGCACCTCGTTCACCAGCGGATAGATGTCTTTAATGTGTCTCATATAATTCTTGTTTAATTCTTTATAATTTCTTTCCCATCAACTAAGCGGCCTGTCGTGCAGTCCGCTTAGTCTTCTTAGTAGTCACCTTCACATAGCTCGTCCTGTCGAACACATACCGCACAGCCGTGCCGATATGCACACGTCTTGTTCCGTCGGCCTGCTCGTGGCAGCGGCATAGCGTAGCGCCCTCGTCGCCGACACTCACGCCCACCATCAGGTGCAGCATCGTCCAGTCGTCGTCCGAGACTGTCACCTCGTCGTCGATGTCGCCCTGACTGAATGCCTCCGTCACGCCGCCCAGCTGTTGCAGGATGCGGGCCTTCGTCAGCACGTTCATCTTGCGGTTGAAGTCGGCCACGTTGATAGTCACCCGTCCGAAGCGCTCCTGCCAGGGAGTAGGCTCCGTCAGCTGCAGCCAGTCGTTGAAAAGGTCGGCGGCAACGACCACCTCTCTCACCGTAGGCCCGTCCTCCCATGTCACCGATGACTCGCCGTAGCGGTTGGTCTTGATGGTGAACGTCACCACAGGGAACTTCCCCTTCAGCACCGTCTTCAGGTTACTCACGGCCACCGTCTGCTGCTCTGCGTCGGTCAGTCCCCGGCTGATAGTGATTAGCTTCGGCGCCCACTCGTCTATCAGCGGCTTTTGCTCCGCCTCAATCCTCGCCTTGCGCTCCGCCTCGATGCGCTGCTGCTCCTGCTGCTCGTGGCGTATCTGTGCCAGCATGGCATCGAGCTGCTGCTGATACATCTCGCCGTAGCCGCATGGCATATAGAAGCGGCTTATCATCGGGTCGCCCATGGGGCTGCCCAACACGCAGTAGCTTGGCGAGCGGAACATCACTACCTTCGCCACGCGCTTGGCCTTGCGGATGCCGTTGGCAGGGTCGGCACTCTGTATCGTCTCCCATCCGCCCCACGGTCCGCCGCCGGGCATCTCATAGTTCAGGTCGTTGTTCATCAGCTGCTCGTCGCTCAGCTCCACGATAGTCTCTACCATCACCACCGCTTCGTCGGCCAGTCCATTCGTCAGCACCTCACGCAGCAGCGGCTCCATACGGGCAAAGACCATAGCCGCCTTGCCAACGTTCACCTGCCGTGCATAGATGAAGTCGCCCGCCTTCAGTTCGCCCGGTCGCTTCTGCTTGTTGCGCCGTGCCTGCTCCAGCACCTCGGCCAGCCGGTTACGTTCGCGCTCCTTGCGCTCCCGTTCCTCTCGCTCCCGGCGCTCCCGCTCTCTCCGCTCACGCCCCTTGGCACTCTTGCGGTAGTCGCCGTTCAGCTCAGCCTTGCGTTCCTCATACTGCTGCTGCATCTCCTGGAACTTAGCCGTAGCCTCCGGATCGTTAGGATTCCTGTCCGGGTGCATCTTAATCACGAGCCTTCTGTGCTCCTGCTCCAGCTGCTCGTGGGTCATACAGTTTGCAAAATATTCCACCATGATAATTTTCGATTTACTGATCTTCGATTTACTATTTATGCCGCCTGCTGATAGTGCTTCAGCAGTGCCTCCCGCAGCCTTTCGGCAAACGTCGGCTCCTGTGCTCGTTCCGTATGCTGCGGTATCTCCGCAGACCTCGCCGCCTTAGTAGCCTTGCTCACGCCCTGCGCCTCGCCCTTCAGCCACCGCTCCAGGTCGAAGCGGTCGCAGTCCTTGCTCTCTACCTTGCAGCCCATGCCGCTGTCATCGTTCACCAGCAGCGGCATCAGCAGCATCAGCGTGTCGGCACTGTAGAACATTACCGGACGGACATTCTCCACAAACCGCATCGCCGTAGGCTCGAAGGCCAGGATAGTCTGCAGCTTCTTTCCGGCGAAGGTGGCAAACATCTTGTAGGGCATCTGCCCCACGTCCAGATCCTGCTTCATCACCTCGTCGCCGTTCCAGTCGCAGTGACTCATGCGCAGCGTCTTGTCGCCACGCTCGCCGTAGAGCCTCACGGAGTACTGCGGTCCGTCATCGTCCTTATCCATCGTCTTCAGCATGCCGCCCAGCGACGAGTTCCATGCCTTGGCATCCACGTCAATCGCCCAGCCCGTATTCCACGGCATTACGCTCCGCCAGTGTGGATAGCGGGTGGTCTGCTCCATCTCAGCGGTGGCACCCTGGCCGTCGATGACGCGCACCGTCTCGTTGCCCTGACCATCGCCCATAATCTCCACCGTCACCGTGCCCTTCATCGCCAGCACCTCCACGGGCAGCGTCCTCGTGCCGTTCACCACCAGCACGCCCTCGCCCAGCTCGCAGCGGTAGTCCTTCAGCTTCGTCACTGCCAGGATATGCCCGTTGGTAGCTATCATCAGTCCCGTCTCCACCTCGATGGCGGGGTGGGTAACATAATCACGGAGGTCTTTCTTCTCCAGACACTTCTTCAAGTTCTTCACCATCTTGTCGACCACGAACGTTATCCGTGCCGTCAATGTCATGTTGTCATTCTCTTTTGCCATAGTCGTATATCTTTTTAGGGGTAAATAATTCTCGATACAAAAAGAGCGGCCATGCTTCACAGCAGAGCCGCCCCATCAACATTCAAAATCAACTTTACAAGTTATGAAAAATTCGTTTAAGCCAGATGACCAAAGCGAAGCTCGCTTCGGCTTTGGCATGGCGTAGAATTTTCGACCGTCAGGTCACATAGTGCCCCGCATCCCATCGAAGGGCAGGTTAATCCGTGCGGGGCTGTAGTTAGATCTTCGCCAGTATCTCATCGAAGTCACACTCACTCTCCCACCACTCCTCGGGAAGGCCGTTCTCCTCACCGAACTCCTCAAGCAGGTCGACAACCCTGTCGCAGTCCATGGTGTTCCTGTCGGGAATGATGTGTGCCTCGTAGCACTGATTCATTTCCGCCTTTAGGATATCCAAGTCGCAGCCGTCCATGTTCTCACGGATATAACGGATGGCTCTTCCAAGTGTCGAATTGTCCGGCTCGCTCTCGTTGACGGCCTCGAACTTGTGGAAGATATAGTGCCCGTCCCTGACGTACTGCCACGGGTCGTCTCCTATCCAGTTGCCCACGATAGTCTTTGCCTGTTCCTCACTCTCCGCATCCACCTCGATGCGGCACGACATGGTGATATCCACGTCCACATTAAATCTCCTCATAATCGCTACTTGTTTTTTAGTAATGATAGTCTATCACCGCACCGATGTAGAGCTTGCGCCCTTTCCGCATCTTCATGTCGGCGACATACTCTATCAACATGTCGGCAGGCGAAGCATACTCGCACCAGTCCTTGATAGCGAACCGCTTGGCTGTGTCGAGGCAGGTCTCGTCGCACATGGCCTTCACCGTGTAGCGCGGCGTGTGCTGCAGCACCGTGTCTGCAGTCACCTTTCCAGCCGCCTCGCGGATAGCCGATGCCCACCGCTCGCAGAACGTCCTGAGTGCATCGACACCCTTGAACACCAGCGCCTCGCCCGTCTCGTCGAGCACAAACAGATCCTTCACCGTGTCGGCCAGACTCTCTATACACTCGCGGCGTTCGTCGCCCTTCATCTCGTCGCCGATATAGTCGGCGAAATCCCCGCTGTTCTCATAGAAATCGCTGGGGCTTGCATACTCGTCTTCGGCAATAGGCTTGCTCGAAATCTGATAAATCTTGCTGTGACTCATAGTCGTTACTCGTTTTTAATCACACTCGAAATAGAATATCACGTTCAACTTATCCTGGAGCTCGTAGAACTCCACCACCAGCCTTTCGTTATCAGGGCACTCCCACGCCTTAAACTCCTGCTTATAGGAGTCGAAGATGCGGCGGCGGGTGTCCTCCCAATCCTCCGTCCCCGGAACGGCCAGCAGCGTGATGGTCACGCAGTTGTCGCCCCACTTCCAGCGGGCGTCCACCAGTCCGCTCTCACACTCCACACCGTCCTCGATGACGGTCTTGCGCCCTATCAGGTGGCGCATACCACGCTTGCGGTGGTCGTGTGCCGCGTCGAAGTCCCCGAATACCTCGTCCTCGAACGGGTCTTCCATCAAGTTCTTGTTGTCAATAGGTGCTTTAACTTTCTCCATAATCGTTTCGTTTTTAATCCGTTATTCGCCTGCCTCGCGGAGTGGCATAGCTCTTTACTCGATTGATGATAGGGCAGTGTGGGAAGCACAGACTGAAGCTGGCCCCGCGATAATCTTTCGCGGTTCCAGCTTCAGACAGGGCTTATCCTGACACTGCCATCTGAAATCGTTCCGCTCTACAGTCGTCATTAGGCTGTATGCGCAGCCAATGTTCAATGTTCAATGCTCAATGTTCAATGTTCTCCCGCTCATCATCCTCGGCGCATCGCTCTATCGCGTTGATGATTAACAGCGCAAGAACCCTGGTCTTGACACTGGGAAATGTTCCCAGTGGAATACCAGGGTCTATGAGCTGTCAAGCTAAAGCGTTGGATGCCTTGCGGCTGTGTAGGGTGCGCTCCCCTGCCCTGCTATCGGACGTGGCACATGGTCTTTATCTCGTCGATAACAAACAGTGTCTTGGACGGCGGCCGGCCGGCGTCGTCGGACGTTAGACGGACGACGCCTGCCGGCCGCCGTCCGTTACGACACTGTTGCTTTGAAACTCTGTCCGTCTCGCAGGCTCATAGGCTGTGCTGCCCGGCTTATTGTTCTGTGCTCCTGCCTTGGGCTTCGCCCGAGACAGTCTGCACTCAGCATAGTCGATGCAAGCATCGCTTTGCTTTCGTTTGCTCCTGCCTTGCGGCATGGCATAGTGCTTTACTCTTGCGATGGAAAGTGATCCGACGTAAGAGATGAGTCCTGAGACATAGGGTCAGGACTCATCTCTGTTAAGACGGATCACTCTAAACACTCGCCGCCCTACAGGAGCCTGGCGGTATGCGCCGCCCTCGTCCAGTAGACTGCGGTAGCTCCGCAGTCCCTCCTTATCGCTTCAGCTGCTTAGCCTTCTTCTCCTGCGCCCACTCCTTCATCTTCGCCTTGATGTCGATGCCGTTCTCTTCTATCATCTGCTTCATCAGGCCGAACAGTCGCCAGCCCTCGCCGTCGGAGGCATAGGTCAGCGCAGCGTGCTCCAGCATCTTCATCTTGTCGCGGCCAGGCTCATAGAAATCATTGTCCTTTGGGAAGGTGCATCCGTGGAAGCGCAGCAGGTTCTGCATCGTGGCGTAGGCTCCCATACCCTTGTAGGCATCCTTCCACTCAGCTGTCTGCTTATAGTTGCCGCTGTTGCAGCCCCACACCCGGGCCTTGTTGAATGCCATCACTGCCTCGTAGAGTTTCTGCGGGGTCTTGGCGCTGTGGATAGCGGCCTTCAGGCGCACCATCGGCCACACCAGCTTCTTCTCGATGTCGCTCACGAACACGTTCTGACGGAAGAACTTGATGTAGGGCACGCCCTTGCACTTGTGCGTCTGGCGGCTCTTGGCATCCTCACGCATCTGGACGATGTAGTCCTCGGCCATCGTCACGGCCAGCTCGCGGTTGAACCAGCGGTTACGCGCCTCGAAGTTCTCCATATCCTTGCCGTAGAGCTTGGCTTGCACGCGCAGCTCCTCCACCAGCATCTCCCACTGATAGTCGTAGCCGTGATACTTCAGCCACGATGAGAACCCGCCATAAGAGGTCAGCCCGTGGAACACCTGGCTCATCACCCAGCGGCGGAACAGCGAGCGGTTGGGCACCGTGCCACCCTTGCGGATAGCAGCCAGGATGGGGTCGTCGTCGCTCACGGGCACGGCCTTTCCGTCGCCGGTCTTCATCATCATCTGCTCGCCGCCGCCGGGAATCTGGATGGCGAAATACTTACTCGGGTCGATGCCCGCCGCCTTCAGTGCGTCGCCCCGCTTCGATACGGGCAGGTAGATGTCGCCCAGCCCTGAGTCCTTGCCGATGGCCATGCCGCCCTTCACTGCATGCTCATGCTCGCCGATGGCGAACTCCGTGCCGCACACCGGGCACATCACGCGGGTTTCGCCACCGTCCGTCACGGGGATAGTGCGCTTGCTCTGGTTCTTCACTGTGTTCTTGCTCTCGTTGGTCTTCTTTGTTGCCATAATCTTTTTGTTGTTTTAAAGGGTTAATAAAAAAATGTTTCTTGTTTGTTGCTGTCGCCTTCAGCCTGGCACATAGCGTTATAAGTCTGATATATTCTGCTTTACGAAAAAGCGGTGCTTACTGCGATAGCGTCAGGCTGTGCGGCCTGCCAGAGTTTTCGCCCGCCTTACGGCTTGGCATAGGTCTGTATCGTTTCGATGTCGCAGCTCGTGACGGTCGTCTGAACCAGAGCAGGAGACGGACCGCCGGGCGGTCTCCTGCTAAGGGCAAGAAGACTTATACACGAGCTCACTAAACATAGCCGTCCTACGAGCGGTGTCGGGCAGTATGCGCTGCCCTGCATTGCCTTGCGGCGTGGCACAGGTCTGTATCGTGTCGATGACAAAGCCGGTCATTGCCGGATGTCGGACCTCGAACGAAGGCTGGTCATGGAACAGCCTTCATTCGAGGTCCACATCCGTTTGCAAACCTGCTTCTAAACACGTGCCGCCCTACAATGCCCATACTACTGTGCGGTAGCGAAAGAAATGTCTGCTCCTTGCGACGCTGCACATCGCTATAACTCGTCGATGTAATGCGGCGTGTGCCAGAACAGGCCGCCAGGATCCATCCACGGTAATAACCTGGACGGATCCAGGCGGCCAGCTCTGGTTAGGCACGCCGCACACTCAATCGTGTCGCCATAAGCAGACTAAACTCTGTGCGGAGTTGTTATCCATCCTTGCGCCGAAAACCCTCACGCCGCTACCCAGCTTCTCAGCACCACGAGGTCAGGGTCGGTCTCGCTCTGCCAGAACCACCCGCTGCCCTCCGGCATACGGAAGTCCTGCAGCGCCCGCTCCAGCTCCCGCTCTGCCTGTTCACGGGGCACGCCATAGAGCATGTCCTCGTCGCTCAGCTCGCTCTCTGGCAGCGCATAGAACCGGCTCGTCCTGTGCATCGTCTTCTCGCTCGGTATCGAGTGCTTATAGCGGGCATAGGCTTCCTCCATCTGTTCGATGCTCGTAGCCTCGCCGTCAGTGTGTTCGGCGGTTTTGCCACCGAAAGTCAGCCCTCTCACCAGCGTATCATACGCCGCCTTGCTCGTCCTAATGGCGTTCTGCATACACCCCAGCGAGATATACCCGCCAATATCATCCCCCGTCTTCCGGCGGTTAGCCGATACATTCCTGCCCCTGCCACGGACGATACACCCTTGCTTGCCCTGCTTGTCATAGCCCAGCCCGCCGAGCTTCGTCTTGCCTGTATGTACCGCCCGCAGGCAGTCCATCACAAAGGCATTTAGCGTATCTACGTCCTGCTTCACGTTGATAACCGACAGCACACCCGTAGCCCACGAGTGCCCCTGTCCGTCGCCACGATATAGGTAGCGGTTCACGGCGTTCAGCGCCTGCGTCGCCGTCCAGTGCCTTGCGGCATTGCCGCGAGGGTGCTTCGTCGTGAGGCTCTCGATTTCTTTCTGGAACCGCTTGATCCGCGTCGATGAAAGGCTGATGCTCTCGCCCTTGATAGAGAAGCCCAGGAACTTAAACCAGTGCTCCGCATCCAGCCACTCCACTTTCTTCGGATTAAGCCGCATATCCATAGCCGCCAGTTCCTCCGTCAGTATCTCCATCGCCCGCTCCGCATCCCTGCCGATAAACAGCATATCGTCGGAGTAGCGGACGTAATACCCGTCCAGCCCTGCCAGCCGCTCGTCGATATGATACAGCAGCACATCCGCCAGCCACGATGCCACCGAGCACCCCTGCTTCAGCGACTGGTATTGGTATTCCACCTTACCCTCCGGCGTGATATACGCATCGGCATGATAGTATTTCCGCAGCACCGTGATAAGGGCTGACTTCCCGCACCGCTGCTCCACCATATCGAACGCACCGTCTATATATTGGATAGGCACCGAATCGAAATACTTGCTCAGGTCTGATTTCCACCCCAGCCGTTCAGTGTGTTGCGGCATCTCCGCAACAATCGCCCTGCTCGCCTCATGCACCACCTTTCCGCAGCCCACGCCCTTCAGATAGCTCTTGCATGCGGGATGCACCCGGTCGGGCATCAGCTCGAACAGCAGGTCGTTGGCTATCGACAACAGTACCCTGTCTGCAGGCTCGTTCACATATACTGTACGGAACTCACCCGGCGTGTCCTTCGGTATCTGCGCCGTGTGTGGCGGTGCAATCTCATACTCCCCGTTGGCGATAGCGATATACATCCGCTCCCTCACCTCGGGCTTGCATAGCTGATACAGCCAGTTCTTAGGTATGTCCTTCCCCACCCCCTTTGCGATGGCATACTCCCACCGCTCCGGCTCGAAGAACATCTTCAACAGTTTATCTTCCATACTCGTAATCATTTAGAACATCCGTATTATTCCGTAAATCCCGTAGGATAGCAGGAGGGTGCCGATAACCACCAGCACCCATCCCCATAACCTTTTCTGTCTCTCGCTCATAATCTTCAATCTTCTACGCTGCCATAGGCATAGGCAGGCAGAGCGGGTGCATCTGCTTGTTCACCTCGTCGTACTTTCTAAGGATGTAGTTCGTGGCCTTCTGCACATGGTCGATGACCTGCGGGATAAAGTCCTTGTCGTCGCGGATAGCCTTGCGCCAGTTCTGCACAAGGGCGATATGCTGCTCGTCCAGCAGCCTGCCGATACCCAGCATCGAGCAGACGCACGCCGCCGTCAGCTCCGCGCAGAACTCCTCACGGGCATATCCCTCAGAGCCGAAGCCCCCGCCGCCCATGTCGCGCTTCAGCTCGCCCGCCGTAGAGTGCGCCATCTCGTGAATCGCGGTGCTATAGAACAGCTCGTCGCCGAGGAAGTGGCTGCGCTCCGGCAGACGGATGATGTCCTCCGAGGGCGAATAGTGAGACGAATGACCGCCGAAGAGAATCTTGCACCGCCACTCGCCCTGCATGATCATCCGCTCCAGCACCTCGTCACGGGTCCCAGCCTTATAGTCGTGCTCAGGCAGACGGGTCAGTTCCTCCCACTTCTCAGGGAACTTCGCCTTGAAGTCCGTCTGCGATAGGTTGAACTCCGGAAAGAACTTAGGTCGGAAGTGCGTGTTCACACGCTCCTTGTCCTCGTCGTCCAGCTCGTCATATTCCTTCTGCGTCAGTTTCTTGTGGTCCAGATAGTAGGTGGGCAGTTTTTTCACTACGGGGAAGCTGCTCTCGAACCTCGGCATCCCGTTGTCCTTCAGCACCACGTTGCCCTCTTCGTCCTCCACCATATTGAGCGATAGCCCCATGTCGGTAAGTTGCTCGAACGTCAGGAACAGAGGTGCCTCCCACCCCTTGATAGCGCA